GGAGGGGTTGGCCTCTGGGTCCGCCCAATCTTTCGACGATTATTCAAAGCGGGTCGGTACTATTCTTGGACTCAAGCAGGCTATCAGTCTCCTTGAGGACTTAGTGAAGCGTAAACCAAAAGAGGAGCGGTAGTGCTTTTTTCTGAGTTGCCTAAAACAAGAGCCGAGGCTTTAGCCTCTAACGGTTCTAGGTATTTTACAGGAAAACCTTGCAAGGTGGGGCACCTAGCGCCTAGGCGTGCTTCTGATGCTATTTGCATTTTATGTAGCAAAGAAAAACACTTAAGAAACCGCGAAGCAAAACTTGATTATGCTAAAAGGTATAGGAATGAAAACAAAGAAAAAGTTCAACAAAGTATGCACAAATACTATAAGAAAAATCGCGCCACCTTCTTTTCGTATAATCGTTTACGTAGAGCCCAAAAAAGAAAAGCGCAGCCTTCTTGGGTAAATATTAAAACTATTACTGAAATATACCAAGAAGCAATAAGACTAACTGCGCTAACAGGGACTAAGTATCACGTAGATCATATTATACCTTTACGTGGTAAAAATGTTTGCGGGTTACACGTACCTTGGAATTTACGGGTAATTCCTGCAAAAGAGAATCTTTCTAAGGGTAACAAATATTCAGAAGGAGATGCAGAGTAATGCTAACAACTAAAGTCGCCGTAGACGGGGCTATCGCTAACGATCAGTGGATGACTGGTGAAGATGTTCCAGACCCTTCGCCACTTCCTCGAGTTCCGGGTGTCGGTGTCCTAGTGCGACCAGTACCAACACGCCGCAAAAGTGCGGGTGGTATCCTTATTCCTGACTCAGTTCGTTCTGACATGGAATATCTTTCGACGGTTGGTCGGGTGCTTGCGCTTGGCGAATTGGCGTTCAAGGACGAAGACATCTATCGGAATGGTCCGTGGGTTAAGCCCGGCGATTTTGTTGTGTATACGAAATATGCTGGTTCTAAGATTTGGTGGAAGGGCGTCAAGTTGCTGCTTGTCAAGGCCGCGTCCATCGAACTTGTTGTAGATAAGCCTGAATGGCTTGACTCTAATTTTAAGGACTGATAGATGAGCGATTCAACATTCCAAGAACTTGATCTGGACAACCTGCCGACCAACGCAACTCTTGAGCCTGTTGCCGATGATTTCGAAATTGTTGACGAAGCGGCCCCAGCCCCAGAGCCAGTTGCCGCGCCGGAAGCCCCCGCCCGAAACACGACAGCAGAAGTTGCAGACGATTCGGAAGATGGCGATGAAACGCCAGCAGAACGAAAGCGCCTGACCCGCTCACAGCGGCTTAAGGCCCAGCGTGATCTGTATGCCCAGCAACTCAACGAAGCCAGGCAAGAACTGGAAGTTCTGCGTGCCCGCGCCAACAAGTTCGAATCTGATTCTGTCGAGGCTGCGAACATCGGCCTAGACTTCTATATTCAGACTATTGATTCGAATATGAAGGCGCTGCGCTCCGAATTTGACGCGGCCTTCGATGCAGGTGACCGCGCCAAAATCTTTGAGGTGCAGCAGCGTATGGCCGAACTGGCGGCCGAAAAGAAGCAGGCCGAGCGGGAGAAGCGGGCGGTCCCTACGAAGGCGGCAAGGAGTTCCGATACTACTGGACAGGCTCCCCCGCCGCCGACCAATACTGAGACGCAGCCGGTCCAGAAGCCTAATCCTGCTGCTGTCGAATGGGCCGCGCGCAACGCCGACTGGTTCAACAAAGACCGCGTGATGACGGCGGCAGCCTTCGCCATCGATCAAGCCATGGTTGCGGATGGCTTCCAGCCGAGTGACCCCGACTACTTTGAGGAACTGGACAAGCGTATTCGCAGCGAGTTCCCGCATAAGTTCCAAGCCTCCACGCCCACGCCTAAGCCGGCGGCGTCGCCTACCATTCAGAATCGCTCGTCTGTAGCGCCGACGAACGGGAAGGTCAAGGTGGTAATCACGGCTGACGACCGGCGCATGGCCGACCAGTTGGGCCTCGACATCCAGACCTACGCGCGTGAGAAGGCGCGGCGCGAACGGGCACTGCAAACGACCAGCCAATATACGGAGATTCTGTAAATGCGTAATAAACTTTTTAAGGCACCAGATAATGCTGCCGAGGAAACACTTGAAATTTCTCTAGAAGAAGAGTATAATCCTCCGAACGCCCTAGAAATTCCGCCTATGCCTGACACGGATGCTTACGTGTATCGCTGGATTAGGTTTCGGAATGGCAGTGAAGAAGACTACAACAATGTGTCTTCACGAATGCGAGAGGGTTGGGTTTTCGTTTCGCGGGATGACGTTCCCGCAGGATACGTTTTCCCCTCGCTCGACAACAAGATTTCCGCGCTTGAAGGCACGGCAGTCAATGGCGATCTGGTCCTGGCCAAGTTGCCTCGTCGTAAGGCGGAAGCCATCCAACGCTGGTCCGAAGATCGGGCCAACCTTGCAGAGCAGGCTTTCGATACAAAGACGATCAACTATGAAGATGGTGGTCGCACTGTCCGCTTCAGCAACGATGGTTCTAAACGAGTTTCACGGGGGCGACGTCCCTCATTTGGATAAGGAGCAAACAAGGTGGCACAGTCTTTTGCCCCATTTGGTCTCCGCGCTGTAGCAGCCCTCGGCACGCACGGCAACGAGATTCGCGCCTATCCGCTTCCTAACGGCTCTGCCTGCCCCGACCTCGGTAAGGGCAGCCCGGTCAAGATGAGCGGTGGCGTTATTACTTCTGCTGGCACGGGCGGTGGCCCGCTGCTTGGCGCGGCTGTAGGCTTTGCGTGGGTCGATCCGACCACGAAGCAGCCTCAGATGCGTAACAGCATTCCTGCTGACACGTCTTCGGCTGGCGACATCGAGGGCCTGGGCACCAGCCCAATCGCCTACGTCATCGACAACCCGGATACGCTGTTCATGATCCAGGCCGATGCCTCCGTTACGGCGGGCGACCTGGGCCTGAACTTCGACGTGACTGTTGCGTCCACGGACGTGAACACTGCTTACGGCACGTCGCAGTATGCACTGGATGCTTCGACCCGCACGTCTGCTGTCGGTACGGCTCTGAAGCTGGTCGGTCTTGCACGCATCACTGACAACGCATGGGGCGATCCGTACCCCGTCGTGGTCGTGAAGCTGAACGGCCCGATCCTCGATCAGGTCAGCGCGGCCTAATAGGGAGGATATATAAATGGCTGTTCTAACTCGCGCTCAATTTGCCAAGCAGCTTGTACCTGGCCTCAATGCTATCTTTGGCGTGGCGTACAAGGCTGTTGACAATGAGCATACGCCGCTCTATGACATCGAGCGGTCGGATCGGTCCTTCGAAGAGGAAGTCCTACAGACCGGCTTCGGCACGGCGCCTGTAAAGGCTGAAGGTGAGCAGGTCTTCTTTGACACTGCCTCGGAAGCCTGGACTTCGCGCTGGACGCACGAGACCATTGCTATGGCCTTCGCCATCACCGAAGAGGCTATCGAGGACAACCTCTATGGCACGACCGGCAAGATGAAGGCTGCGGCTATGGGTCGCGCGATGGGTAACGCGAAGCAGGTGAAGGCGGCTAACACCTTCAACAACGGCTTCTCGACCAACGCGATCTATGCGGGTGGCGACGGTAAGCCCCTGTTTGCGACTGACCACCCGACCCTAGCGGCCGGCACGCAGTCCAACAAGGTTTCCGCCGACCTTTCCGAAACCGCGCTTGAGAATGCGCTCATCAACATCTCGCTCTTCAAGGATGATCGTGGCATTCTCATTGGTGCGCAGGCCGTCTCTCTGCACCTGCCGCCCCAGCTTAAGTTCGTCGCGCACCGCATTCTGAAGTCGGAAGGCCGCGTGGCAACTGCTGACAACGATACCAACGCGATGAAGGACATGGGCCTGTTCTCGCGCGGGTACACGGTGAACCACCGCTTCACTGATCCGAACGCTTGGTTCATCCGCACTGACGTTCCGAACGGCACCAAGATGTTCGTGCGTGCGCCGCTTGCTACGAAGGATGACGTTGACTTCCTTACGGGCAACATGCGCTACAAGGCGCGCGAGCGTTACAGCTTCGGCTGGTCCGACTGGCGTCAGTGGTACGGTTCGTCTGGCTCCACCTAATCGGTTAGGGGGACTTCGGTCCCCCTTTCCTTCATTGCATAGGAGAATCAGATGACAACTTTCAGTTACCCCGTCAACATCAAGCGGCCAGAAATGGCCGAGTCTGGTGCCGGCGCAGTTACCGCCCGCATCCCAGCGCGCTACTCCGTTCGCGTTGGTACGGCTCAGACCGGCACGGCAGTTGGCACGACCACGATCCCGCTCTTCGTGGCACCGGCTGGCTCCACCTTCTACGAGTGCGTGCTGGACATTACGACCGGCTTCGACAACACGGCCGGCGTCAACATGGCCATCGGCGTGCCCACTTCGACGGGCATCCTCTACGCCGCCACCACGGTCAACACGGCAGGCCGGCGCGCTTACGCTGGCACGGGCGCTCAGGTATCCGCTAACAGCATTGCGCTGACGGCTGATACGACTGTGCAGGCTGTCGTGTCGATTACGACTTCGGCCGTCACGGCTGGCGAAGTTATTGTCCACGTTGTGCTAGGCTAACCGGGCTTGGGGGTCGTGGCAATGCTTCGGCCCCCACCCAGCCGGGAGTCCTGATCCGTGGCAACTAGCGGAACATCCAACTTCAATCCTTCGTTCGATGACATTCTGCAAGACGCTGCCGGCATGGTCGGTGGTGGGCCTATTCTTGCCGAAGAACTTCAGTCCGCCATGCGGGGCATGGACTACCTGCTCACGCAAATTCAGAATCGCAACGTACTTCTGCACAAAATTGAAACCTCCGTAGTGCCCGTATCCGCTGGCAACTTTCAAGTTACGCTTGGAAGTTCTGTTCTTGACGCACTGACTATTGCTGTCCGCGACTCCGACAACACTGACATTACGATGGAGCGCATTGGCTTCGAAGCCTGGGCGCAAATCCCCGCGAAGACGCAGACTGGCCGCCCCATCCAATACTGGTTTGATCGCCGCCTTTCCGGCAACACTCTGAATCTGTGGCCCGTAGCCGACGACACCTACAATCTAGTCATCACACTTCAGAAGACTACCGAAGATACTATCCGCGCGTTCAACAATATCGACGTTCCACGCCGCTTCCTGCCTGCCATTCTATATGGCCTTGCCTACTACGTCGGTCTGCGCCGCTCTGGTCGCGTTCCTGCCGAGCGCCTGCAACTCCTGCGTGCCGAATACGAAGCCGCGCTGAAGGAAGCCATGCGCGAAGACCGTGAACGCGGTTCCTTCTACGTCAAGACATCTAGGCTGTAAGCATGCCATATACCTATGACACCCTGACATCCGACATTATTGCGAACATGGAAGAAGATTCTGCCGAGTTCGTATCAGCGTTGCCTGAAATTCTTTCGCGTGCCCAGACTTATTTGCAGCGGCGCGTCGATCCTGTTGCAATCATCAAGTTCACTGAAATCCCGGTTAGTGCCAGCACGCGCACCGTTACGCTGCCGACAGACCTGCTAGTCCTGAAGTCCATTCAAGTCAGCACAACAACCGGCAACGTCAATCTGTTGCAGCAGACCAACGAATATCTTACCGCCTACTGGCCTGTATATACAAGTGTCGATACGCCCAAATACTTTGCACCCAAGGACAACGTAGAAATCTTTGTGGCTCCGACGCCAGCCACCAATTCATCTGCCCTCGTCGAATACATTCCCCGCGTTTCAATTCTTTCGTCTGCCACGCCCACTAATTGGTTCAGCACATACGCCGACACTGCGTTCTTCGCGGCTGCTATGATGTATGCCAATGCATGGACCAAGAACGCCAATGCCATAGCAGTCTGGAAGGCGCAGGCCGACGAAGAACTAGCCGCCATCAATAACGAAGCGCGCCGGGCACGCCGTTCCGACACCGTCGATAGGTCTGGTGGCACGCCTGAAAATAATATCGCGGAAGGCCAGCGATGAGCGTCTATGATATGTGGACAGTTTGCGACCGCTGCTCTTTCGAGTATCGGCGCAAATATATGCAGCGCGAAGCCTCTGGCGTAATTGTCTGCGAGACTTGCTACGATGGCCGCTACGACCGCTTGCGCCACCCGCAGAACAAGCCGCCCCGTCCACGCCGTGAGCAGCAACTCGTGCCGGATGCCCGGCCCCAGCAGACTGTGACGTGATATGCGGTTGCCGGTCTGGTCAGTCTGCGACCGCTGTGGCTTCAACTTTCATCGCAAAACGATGCGGAAGGAAGCCTACGGAGTTGTGGTCTGCCGCCGCTGCTACGACGGTGCCTACGACAAGTTACGCCATCCGCAGAACCGGCCACCCCGCAATCGCCTAAATCCTTCCGTAGTTCCGGGTGGTCGCGCACCTCTCGATGATAACACGTATTTGCTGACTGAAGATGCACAATACATTTTGCAAGAAGATAATGGACGTATTCTCATAGAAGTGCCTTCGTGGTCGCCGGCTATGAGTACGTTCGGTGGATAGGACACTCGGCCATGAACATCGAAGCCTATTGGGAGTTCTTCACGAAGTTCTTGTGGCCAATAGCCGTCCTGTATGCTGGCTACCTGCATCGTGAGTTGATGGTCATGTTGAAGAAATTAGACGACCTTAACACAAAGCACTATGACTTCAAGGCCCAGGTCAGCAAAGACTACGCCACGCATACAACTGTGCGCGATCTTGAAAATCGCCTTACAGATGTGCTAAATAGAATCGATGACAAAGTAACTCGCATTTTGGAGCGTGACCGCCATGGCTAGTACATTTGACTCACTGTTGCGTCTTGAACTTCAGGCCACCGGCGAGAACGCCAATACCTGGGGCGACAAGACCAACAACAACATTGAACTTGTAGCAGACGCCATCGCCGGCTCCACATCTATCAGCATTGCCGGCTCCGGCAACTACACGCTCACGACCGCCAACGCGGCGACGGACCAGGCCCGCAAAGCCTTCATCACGCTGACGGGCACCTTGACCGGCAACCGCACTATCATCGTGCCTTCTTCGTCCAAAATCTATTACGTTCGCAACAACACATCTGGTGCTTTCACCGTCACTTTCAAGACGGCCAGTGGCGTCGGCGCCCTCGTCCCGCAAGGCTACGTCCTCGCCATTGCCTGCGACGGCACAGACTGCTTCGATGCTTCCGAAGTTGCGCGCGTTGCCAAGGCCGGCGACACTATGACCGGCGCTCTGCTAATACCCTCTGGTCTTGCTTCCAACGCTGCCCGCGCGTTGCGTTCTGACGAAGTCGATACCAAAGTTGCTGCGGCCGTACCTACTGGTGTTATTACCATGTGGTCTGGCAGCATTGCCAGCATTCCGTCTGGATGGAATCTTTGCGACGGCACTAACGGCACGCCCGACCTCCGTGATCGCTTTGTTGTTGGTGCTGGCTCTACCTACGCTGTCGGCGCAACGGGCGGCGCAACTACGGACTCCATTACAACGTCCAGCAACGGCGCCCACACGCACACCGGGGCCACCGGCAGCACAACCCTCACCGAGTCTCAAATCCCTGCCCATACGCATACCGGTACCACAAATACAACCGGCAGCCATACGCACACACTGCCTGGACAAACAGTAACAAGCGCCACAGGCTTTCAAGGCGGTACTGCTTTTGGTTACGCCGGTTCTACTACAAATGCTGCTGGCGATCACAGTCACACATTCACAACAGATAGCACAGGTGGTGGCACCGGCCACACGCACACTATTGATTCTGACGGGGCGCACACGCATACCGCTACAGTCGATACTGTGCCGCCATACTACGCGCTCGCTTATATTATGAAACTGTAATGTCCCAGACGCTACAAGACCAGAACCTCACTACTATCTCTTTTAATGCGGGCGTCGTTAAAGAGCAGACCCGCAAGACGGCCGAAAGTTTTTGGACCGATGCCGACAAGGTGCGCTTCCGCCTAGGCAAACCCGAACTGCTAGGCGGCTGGCAAAACGTAACAACACCGGAACAGACCTTCGATCTGCTTGGCACACCCCGTGCCCTTGAAACTGTTCGCTCCATCGATGGTCAGCGCGTCGCAGTCATTGGTACCAACATTGGTCTCTTTGCTTCCAACCTGTCCCGCTATTACGACATCAGCCCGCGCGTCACAACGGTTGCCACGTCCAGCGCCTTCTCGACTTCTGCCGGCTCCACCGAAGTCGTCGTATCTGTGTCCGCCCACGGCCTTGAAACTAATACAGTCGTAGGCTTTACATCAGCAACTACAACTATCGGCGGCAACATCGTTATCAACGTATCTGCTGCTGTCACAGTCGCATACCAGATCAGCGTCATCGACAACAACAGTTTTGCAATTGACGTAGGCACCACGGCCGCAGCCACATCCGCGCAGACCGGCGGAGACTTCACCGCCTACTTGCACTACCCAGCCGGCCCAGATGCCAACGAAATCGTTAATGGCTGGGGCACTGGCGTTTGGAACGGCAACTTCGGTTGGGGTTCTCCTGCCAGCGGCAGTTCTTTCGTGCTGCCTTTGCGCCTATGGTCACTGGACTTGTGGGGCACCGAAGTCATGGCCGTGCCGACCAGCGGACCGCTCATGCTCTATCAGCCGCAGAATGGTCTCGACACACCGGCTGTCGTCGTAACTGCCGCACCCTCCGTCAATCAGATTGTCCGCGTAGCGCCGGAAGCCCGGCACGTCGTTCTCTATGGCACCCACGACCTAAGCGGCAACTACGATCCCCTCCTTATCCGTTGGTGCAGTTCCGAAGACTACACTGACTGGACGCCCACACTCACGAACACGGCGGGTGACTACAGGCTTCCATCGCGTGGCTCCGAAATTCGTAACGTCACGCGAATGACAGACAAGACCATTATTCTAACAGACTCGGACTTGTTCTCGCAAAACTACATTGGCTCCAACGACGTATTCGGCTTTGTGCGCGGCTCTGAAAACTGTGGCGTTATTTCACAAAACGCAGCCGTAGAATATAACGGCGTTCTGTACTGGATGTCAAACAACGGCCAGTTCTTTAAATTCGATGGCCGCGTCCAACCACTTGACTGCCAAGTTCTGCGCTTCATCTTCGACAATCTGAATACATTCCAGACAGACAAAATCTGTGCCGGCGTCAACTCACGCTTCAACGAAATCATATGGTTCTACCCGGAAGCCGGCAACTCCGAAAACAACCGCTACGCAATCTACAACACAGCAGAAAACCACTGGACTGTCGGCACTCTAGTCCGCACAGCCTGGAAGGACTCTAGCACGTTCAGTGATCCGCTGGCAACCGGCTCGGCTGGCATGGGCACCTACTATCATGAAGTGGGTTACGCCGACGACACACAACCTATGGTTGCATACCTTGAGTCCGGCTACTTCGACCTGCAATCCGGCAATGACATTCTGTTCGCCAACAAAGTCGTGCCAGACTTTTCGAACATCTCCAACAACGACCCGTTCACGGGCACGCTGACGCTGACGCTGAATGCGCGCAAATATCCTGATGCGCCCGAAATTACCAAAGGCCCCTACCTAATTCAGTCCAACACGCAAAAGATTTCTACGCGCCTGCGTGGCCGCGAGTTTGCAATCCGCTTTGACTCCAACGTCATCAACGTGCCCTGGCGCCTCGGTGAATTCCGCATGGCCATAGAGCCTGACGGTAACCGATGACCCGGCGCCTCACATCGCGCACCTTTCCAGACCCACCCGCATCGTGGGACTCCTCTTCGCAGGAAGTCTGGAACAGGCTAGTCCGCACGCTAGAAGCCTCCGACCTCTTCGATAGGGGCCGGCGCACACGCCCGCAATTCATTGTGAAGGGCACCGTCTCTGCGCCAACAACGCTAGACTTAAGTGCCCCGAACGTATCGGTCCTCACGCAACTTGTAGGCAAACTTCTCGTAGCCTTGCAGTCCAGCAACTTCGTAGATGTCCGTGAAGACCTTTAATATCTTAGCATTTTGTGCTAAAATGCCAAAGGAATCACGACGATGAGCGGCTCTTTCGTTCCCTCCTACCTTGCCAACGCCTACCTAACTGGTGCGATGCCTTCGCAGCAACCCGTCGTCATGCCCAACACTGGCTTCCTTCAGACGCTGCTTGGCAAGCCAACGGTCTCTCCTCTCGAATCCCGCGAAACCGCCAACCGCTCCGCCCTCGAAGTCCTCACCAATTTAGCCGGCAACCAAGAATCCGGCACGCCTGCTGGCGCCCCCGCCCCTCCCGGCTCGCCTCTCGACGCAACGGCTGGCATGGGCCGCATCGGCGGCATGATGGGTTCTCTAGCCGGTGGTAGGCTTGGCGGCATTGCTGGTCGCTCTCTTGGTAGTGCCATTGGTAGCGCAGTAGCAGCAAATCGCGCACAAGAAATTGCCGACATGTATGGCCTTACCAACATGACTTCACCAGCGGCAGCCGCCGGGCGCAGCGCGCTTAATGCTGGCTTGACCGGACTAGTTGGGTCGCTTGCAGATAGTATTGCCCCCGGCTACAATGCGCGCTCTGAATTAGCAGATCGCTTTAATGAAATGACTGCGCGCACAGAAATGGACCCATACATGCAGATGGAAATGCATCGGCAAATGTATTCTTCCATGGAAGAAGCACCGCCTGAAACCCATTTTGCAATGGACCCTACTTGGGGCGGGCCGGCTCCCGGCGAACCAACTGACAACAGCGCGCAAGATATGTCTGGCTTCGGTGAAGCCACAGCAGAATCCAGCCCCGGCTCTACTGAAGGTGGTGACAAGGCGCGGCGGGGCGGACTTGCTACTGACAATGGATTCCTAGGCCCTGAGAAGTTCGCGCAAGGTGGCGCGGTAGTGGAACTTCAGGGCGGTGGCAAGATTGCTGTTGGTCCTGGTGGCGGTCTCGATGATCTTATTCCGACTTCCATCAATGGTAAGCGGGCAGCCGCTCTCAGCGACGGCGAGTTCGTAATTCCGGCCGACGTGGTCAGCATGATGGGTGATGGTTCGTCCAATGCTGGTGCGCGCCGACTTTATGATTTGGTGCGGCAGATTAGGCAATCCAAGACAGGCACGTCGCGTCAAGCCGGGCCGTTGCCGGTAGGCGAGATTCTGAAAAGGACTATGCGATGAGCGGATTTCTAGGCGGCCTTCTCGGCAGCAACGACCAGACAGTCACCACGACTTCCAGCACGCTGCGTCCGCAGGCCGAAGCCCTCGCCTCCAACTTTTTTACGCGCACGCAACAGTTTGCCGACCAGCCTTACGCCGCCTACAAAGGCTCCCGTGAAGCTGGCTTTACGCCGGATCAACTAGCCGCCTTCGAATCTGCGCGTGGTATCGGCGGCCGGGCCGGCGACATCTACGGTCAGATGGCTACCGAACTTGGTGCCAGCCGCGTCCCCGCCAACATCGCCGAAATCCAGCAACTTGCCGGCGGCGTCGGCGGAATCGTGCCCGGCTCCCAGGCCCTCCTGCCCGGCATGACTAGCGCCGTCCAACAGACAGGCGCACTTGCTGGCATGGCTCCCGACATTCTGCAACAGTCGGTGCCGGGCACTATGGCTTTGGCGCAGACGCTGCCGAACGTCAATCTGCAAGCCTACATGAATCCATATACGGAAGCAGTGTTGGCCCCCGCTCTCGAAGACGTGGCACGCCGATCCGCTCTAGAGCGCAACGCACTCCGCGCACAGCAGGCACGCACCGGAGCCTTCGGTGGATCGCGTGGCGCCGTTGCCGAACAGGAACTTGAGCGTAACGTAATGGGCGAGATTGGCCGCCTGTCAGCAAACGAACGTGCCCGCGCCTTCAACGAAGCCGCCTCTCAGTTCCGCCAAGACCAACAGAACATTCCGCAACTGTATTCTGCCGCCCTCGGGCAACTTGGTGCCGGCCAGCAACTTCAGCGCGGCGCACTCGACGCAGCCAACCAAGCACTTGCCGGCCGCGCTGCCGTGCAGCAGCAGGGTCTCGTCGGACAGCAGGCCCTCGGCAACGTGGCACAGGCCGAAGCCCAGCGTCAAGCCATGCTTCAGGGCCTTTCTGCGCAGAACCTCGGCCTCATGCAAACCCAGGTCAATCCGCTACTTGCAACCGGCGGCCTCCAGCAGGCCCTCTCGCAATCGCAACTCGACCGCGCATACCAAGACTACATCGAGCAACGCGATTGGGCAACTCGCGGCCTAGCCGCACAGCAGCGCGCTCTCGGCATCTCCGCTGCCACGCAACCTATCGGCACCACCAGCACTGTCAATCCGCCAAACGCCAACCCCTATGGCCAAGTCATCGGCGGCACGCTCGGCATCCTTTCCGCCCTCGGCTCCCCCACCGTCCAATCCGGCCTCTCCAGTCTTGGCAGTGGCCTCTCCAGTGTTGGCAATTGGATTGGCGGCGGGCTAAGTTCTTTGTTTGGTTAACGCAGGAATCATAGCATGTCCCAAAGCCTCTATGATATGATGACGCCGGAACAGGCACGCATGATGCTCGCAGCATTCAAGGAGCGCCTGCCGACTGGCGGCGTTGCTGACGAAGCCCTTCTTGCCGGCGGCCTTCCAATGGATTTGCTGTCCTCCGTCGCACCCGCCGAAACGTTGCCGACGCCGCCCATTCCGCCCGAAGGTGGTGCGTCCGCTGCGCCTGTCGTAACAGATGGTGCCGCCGCCGCCACTTCGCCTACTACGCCGCAGGCCCAGGCCGATTCGCTGGCCCGCCTGCGCGATCTGATTGGTGGTGGCGACCGCCCCACGCTAGAAGATCGTGGCCGCGAAAACCTGATGAACTTCTTTTTCAGCATGGCTGCCTCGCGCAATCCGTCCTTCTTCGGCCAACTTGGTGAAGCCGGCCAGCAACTTGCCCGCGCCGATGCCGCTGCCCGCGCCGAAGCCCTGCAAGAACGCCGCCTCGACATCGAAGCCGGCTACCGCGCCTCGCAAGAAGAACGTCAACTTCGCGAACTACTCCGCGACGAAGACCCCAACTCTCCGCGCGCCCGCCTCATCGAAGCGCAAATTGCCAACCTTCGCGCTTCCGCTGCCCGCGCTGGCCGTGAAGGCACATCTAGTCGCCTGACTGGACAATACACTGGTGACGATGGTATTGTGCGCGGCATGAATCGTCAAGGGCGACTTGAACCGTACAGAACAGAAACAAACGAACCTTTTAGGCGCAGAGAAACTGATCCTGCCACAAGTGCTAACTGGATGCAAGCATATAACGAATCTATGCGAAACAGCGCACCACTTCGCGGGATTCCGGAAACGGCTCAAGAAAGAGAGGCTAGGCAACAGCAAGCAATCGCTGATGCTAATGCGGCCGTCGCTGCTTTGCGTGGAACTTTGCGCCCTAACCTCCCCGGTTCGCAGCAGCAGCAGCAGCAGCAGGCGCCTACACGCCCTAGCGGGGTAACACGCTATGATGAATTTGGACGTCCCATAACACAATGACAATAATCGTTTTGCCCAATGGGCGCGAAATTGACGTCGATACCCCCGATCCCCAGCGCGCCGCAGCCGTAGCCCGCTTAGTATTTCAACGCGAACACCCAAATGAATACAACGCTTGGGCAGCGCAGCAGCCTGCCGGCGGCTCTGTAGAACGTGCCTCGCGTGGCATAGACGAATTTCAGGGCCGCGTATACGGTACGATCGAAGCCATTGGTGCCGCCACAGGCATCGAGTCTCTTGAACAGTTTGGTCGGCGCGGCGCACAACGCAACGTTGTTGAAGCGGAAGCCGCAATGCCGGCCGCGCGTTTGCGTTCCTTTGGTGAAGCCGAAGGTGTCGGTGGCATTCTGCGTGCTGGCCAACAGGCCATTGCTGGCTCCCTTCCAGAACTTCCTGGCCCCATTGCCGGCGCGGTCGCAGGCAGTCGCTTTGGTATTCCCGGCGCAATTATCGGCGCAGCAATCGGCTCACTTCCCTCACTTCCAGGCGGCAACGTACAAGCGCAGCGTCAAGAGGCTGCCCGGCAAGCAGGTGGCGTAGAACCGGAGCAGATTCCTTCGCCCGGCCTTGCACTTGCCGCAGCAGTTCCGCAGGCCCTTGTCGGTGGCGCCCTCGATGTTCTGACGCTGCGCCTCGCGCGTGTCATTGGCGTTCCGGCCGAAGAAGTTGGGCGCACTCTACTGCCCCGCATTGCTCGTGGTATCGGTGCCGGCGCGGTAACCGAAGTTCCCGAAGAAGTTATACAGACCGCCATCCAGCGCGCGCAGGCCGGGCAGTCGCTTCTCGACAACGACGCAATGAGCGACTACTATGAAGCCGCTCTCGGTGGTGCCTTCGCTGGCGGCGCATTCGGTGGTGCTGTTGCTGGCGTAGCCGGCCGCCGCCCCCAAGCCGCACAGGCCGCACAGCCGCCAACGGAAGAACAGCCGCCCGAAGCCGCTGCCACCCCGCCGGAACCACCGCCCGGCCCCGTCCTGCCCGACGCGCCACTGCCCGTCGAATCCGCAGAGCAAGCAAACGAAATCATTGCTGCGCGCGGCCTGCGGCTGCCTGAAGGAATTGACGACACCGGCCGCATTGCCGCCGCCAACATTGCACTCAATAACGAATACCGCGCTGAAGTAGATCGTATTCGTAACAACGAACTCGACTCCTTTCTGGGCCGCACCCAACTCCAGCCTGCCGCCGAGGGTGCGCCGCAAGACCTTGCCCCCGCTGCCGACGCGCTGACGCGCAACGTGCTGACCGCTATTGGCGAAGGCAGACTGTCTGAGCCACGCTTCACGTCCCGCCAGATCACCGACCTCGCGCTTGAAAACCTTGGCGACGCTGGCCCCGTTCCCGTTCGCACACGCACACAAGTCAAAAAATATCTTGACGCACTGCAAGAAGCCGGCTACCTACAGCCTGCTGGTAAGATTGGCAAAGATACTGCCTACACTCTGCCGCTCCGTCAAGCCGAGGCTGTCGCCGCTACTCCCGCGCCGGTTGTGTCCGCCACCGCGCCAGTTGCACCGCCTACCGTAAACGTGGAGCCGGAAGTTCCAGCCGCGCCTCCGGTTGCCCAAGCTATCACGCTTACGGACCTTGCAACCAATCCCCAATCCGCGTCTCAATTTTTAGACCGCGCTTTCGCACAGAACCCCGGCGCCATCAACAGCGTGCAGAGCCTACAGGCCGCCGCACGCAACGAAGGTCTCGTGCTTCCGCCCGATCTTGCCACCGGCCTCTTTGCACAAGCCAAGCAATCCGGCATCCTGTCGCCCACCAATCTGTATGTGCCGCCCGCCAAGCGCGCCCAGCGTCAGCAGGCCCCGGCAGCAGCCGCCGCAACCCAGGCTCTCAACCAGATTGCACAGACCGGCACGTTTGCCACAATTTCGCCACAAGCCGCCCAGCAAACTGCTGCCGCACAGCAAGCCTCCGAAGACCTACAAGAAGCCGTCCGGTCTGCGCCCGCCCCCACGCAGCCGCGTGGTGCTACTCCCGCACAGCAGCCAAGTGCGCCCGCCCCCACCGCAGCACCGCAGCCGCCGCCGCTTCCGCCCGGCTTTACGCCCAGCACTGAGCCGCCGCCGGCCGGCTTTACGCGGGCTGGTAGCCTGGGCACAGCACAGCAGCCACTGGACGCAGCAACGGCGCGGCAAGAAGGCGAGCGTGCGTTCCGGCGCGTGCTTGGCCAGAACGGTCGTATTGAAATTGAAGACCGTATCTTCTTGGAAGACCTGGATGCTGCGGTGCAACAAGCTGCTGCCGACGCGGGCATCACGAACATTGACGGCGCCGCCATCGGTGACCTTGCAATTCTTGCGCTGCGCGATGGCGCCACACCGATTACGGACGTGGCAATTCACGAAGGCTTCCACGTCGCTGAGAATATGGGGCTGTTCACGCCAAACGAACAAGTCATCCTCAACGCCAATCTGGATCGCATCCGCGAAGTAATCCGTCAACGCATTCCGTCTGTCTCCGAACAAGACCTTGCCAACCCGTCGGAAGTGCGGGCCTACGGTCTGAATGCTCGCGTATTCCAGCGCGCTGACTTCGGCTCCACCGTCAACAGAATCTTTGACAAACTTACAAACTTTGTTGACAGGCTTGGTAGTTTCGTGCGTGGCCGTGGCTTCCAGTCTTGGCGCGATGTTTACGATTCGTTCTATGCCGGCGAAATGGCAAACCGTCAGGGCGCGGCTGCCCGCTACCCAGGCGACAACGCTAACGTAAACTTTGCTGCCAGCGGCGCACTTAGGGGCGACCCCAAAGATCAGCCCCGCGTTCAGAGAGTTGCTAAAGACGAACTCAGTTATTTTTTGCGTTGGTTTGGCAGTCCCATTATGACTATCGGCAAGGTCCGTCCTAATATGCGGGCAGTTGCCGACACTCAAAAGACTCTGTATACCCGTGCCAACGAAGCCGTCGATGCTACCGAAAATCTGATTACCGGCCTGTATAGGTTGCCGCCAGAATCCGTAACAAAAGTTACGCGCGCGTGGCAAGAAGCAAGCCGCACACGCAAAGCACCAAATACTGCCGGCATGTCGCAGCAAGAAATCGACGCCCTGCAAAGTGCTATGCAGTCTGTGCAACAGGCACTGAACTTCACTATCGAGTCGATGGTCATTGACAACTATCTACCGACCGCTAACAAGCCGCCGGCCGTTCGTCAGCGTCTCGAAAAATTCTGGGAGCGCCACACCGACAAACACCTCTGGCAAATCCCGCCAGCCGAGTTGCGCGCGGCCAGCCCCGAAGGCTACGCCGAAATGCAGCGCCTTGAAAAGTTGCGTAATCCGTCCTATATGCCTATGGTCGCGCAAGGCTCCCACTTTGTTGCCGCCTATAAGCGCAAGCCCGACGGCAGCCGTGGCGAAATCGTGGGCCTCGTAGCCTACTCTCCGCGCAGCATACCTCAACGTCTGCGCGGTTCGCCCGATCAAGAAGCCGCCGCAATCCAGCAACTACGCTCGGAGTTTGGCGACACTCGCAAATTCATTGTGATGGACCAGGGCGTCCAATTCACCAACGATTCGCAGGCGCAACAAATTCGCAACAGTGCCGACTTCATCGCACAATACATGGAGCGCATTCGCTCCGAAGCATCCGCGTCCGGTAACAAGCGCGTGCTTCAAGCCGTGCGCGAAATGACTAACCAGATGAACAAGGCTACTATCGACCGTATCTTCCGGCCGAACAACGATATTCTGCGCGCCATTACGCCACAAAACGAAAGCAGTTATCTGCTTGACGTGCTGCCCCAATACCTGCTATCTATTGCCAAAGTCCAAGCCCGCAGTTATACGCAGACAGCATACAAAGATGCGACCAAGAACTTGTCGCAAAATGACAAAGCCTATTGGGACGAACTGCGCGACTACGCTACCAGCCCCTCCGAAGCCTTCGGCAACCTACGCGCCCTAGCCTTCTATCAGTATCTCGGCGGTGCGCTCGACACCGCGTTCATCAACTTGTTCCAGAACTTTGCTACGAACGCCATGCTTACGCGCGACGGCGGCGCCGAAGGAACAAAAATCTTTGGGCAAGTTGCTGCGCGCATGGGCTACAACAAGAAACTCGGCGCTAAAAAACTTGTCGATCCCGCAGGCTTTATTAACGCCTACATCGACGCGCACGCCAATCCCCAAGAGCGCGCCGCCATTCAGCGTGCTATGAAGCAGGGCATCTTTGCGCCAGTCTTTACGAACGAAAGCCGCAGCCAGTTCACCGTCGAAGGCTTGCGCCGCGCCGGCTTTAAGAATCCACAGCGCGCCTTCAAGTTCTTCAACACGACTACCCGTTGGCTTGGCATGCCGATGCAGGTCGTGGAATCCTACAACCGCGCCGTCGCATTCACATCCGCTTACAAGTTGGCGCAACAGAAGCCAGAAGTCATTGCGTTTGCAAACCGAGTTGATGGCACCAACTACACCAACGCCTACGACTACGCTGTCGGCAAAGTTATTGACACGCAGTTTTTAACAACTAAAGAAGACCGCGCCCTATTCCAACGCTTCCATCCGGTAGCAGAACTTGCTACGCAGTTTCTGTCCTACCCATTCAAAGCAATCGAGCAATACTTCCGTGCCGGTGCCCAAGCAATCAAGGGTGCGGCCGGCGGCGACATCGCTCTTCTTCGCGCAGGCACCATATCGCTGCTGCTAACCATCGGCCCCATCGTAGGGTTGGCCGGTATCTTCGCACTACCCTTTGTTGACTTTGCCAAGGAACTTGCCGAAGATCTTATTGCGGCTGCGTGGGGTACCCCACAAAACTTCGAAGCCGACATTCAGGAGTGGGCTGGCGGCGGTCGCTTCGGCGAGTTTCTCGTCGGTGGTGCTGCACAAGCCTACGACATTGCTACTCTGCGGCGCCGTCTAGCATTGGACCCCGTGCCCTATAACGACCTTATCAATTTGTCGGTCTCCACGTTGTTTGGTCCGGTCGGCTCCATGATCCAAATTCCCCAGAACATGTACGCCTACTATCAGAATGGCGACTACTGGCAGATGGCCGCAAGCATTATGCCCCGCTTTGCGGGCAACGTAGTGAAGGGTGCCCAGGTTGCTGTCGCCGAAGAGCAATTCACTAGGCGCGGCAACCGCATCATCACACCAGAAATTGTCGAGCGTACCGGAGAAGTTGCCGGTCTGTCGGCCCCGGTTGCTGCCGGTGTCCGCACTGCTCTTGGTTTTGCGCCGCCCGAGTTTGCCCGCCAGCGCGAAATTGTTGCTATTGAGCAGGAACTTCAGTCGGCCACACGTTCTCGTTCTGAACGCAACAGCAAAGAACTGTCCCGCATGCTTCTCCGTATGCTTGAATATCGGCAGGCAAACGAAATGGAGCGGGCCAGCGCCGAAATTCGCCGTTACTCCGAACGCCTGCGTGAAATCCAACAAGAAGAATTGGCGCGGCCTGACTACGCTCGCGCACTTCCGAACCACGAAGCCAACCTGCGCCGCGCCATCCGCGACTTCTACGGCATTGCATCCGAAGAAGCAATTCAGCGCAGCGGTCGCACAGCCGCCCGGCCTGAAGTTCTTCGCCAGCGCGCAATTGTTGACTGGCGTAACCAACCACCTAACTAAGTAGTTGAAGTCTTGTAGGCAATTTTGTAAACTGCCTACATGACCGAACCCCTCGTTTATTGTATTGGCGTGGATCACCGCGAGCCGGATACCCTCGCCGTCACCGAACATTCAGCGTATGGCTATGCTTCGCAGTCGCTGCCAATTCTGCATCTCGAACATCTCGACCTGCGGAAGCGCCAACTCTTTGACAGGCCGTGGCGCATTGACGAGAATGGCACCTACCGCGACGAACGCGATGGCAAGCCCTTCAGCGTGCAGTTCAGCCACTCGCGCTTCCTCGCACCTATCGTTGCCAAAGAAGCAGGCTACTCTGAGTGGGCACTCTTCACAGATTGCGATTGGCTCTGGCTGAACGATCCCTACAAGATTCTTGAAGAGGCCGATCCTTCTAAGACCGTAATGGTCGTACCACATAACTTCCAGCCAACCGCCACCGTCAAGATGGACGGCCAACCGCAGTCCCGCTACCACCGCAAACTGTGGTCCGCGCTTGTGCTTTGGAACCTGCGCTCTAAGAAACTGCCCACAATCGAAATGGTCAACAGCGCAGAAGGCGGCTTCCTGCATCGCTTCGGCTGGCTCGACGACTCCGACATCGGCTACCTTTCCGAGTCGTGGCATTGGGTGCCCGGCCATAGCCCCACCACCGCCGCCGCCAAAGACCTCCTGCACACCCACAACAAGCACACCCCTATCCACGCTGTCCACTTCACCTTTGGGCCGCCCGTGCCAGGCATGACTGACCGTGAGCCTACGGCCTTCGACACGCTATGGACCAACGAACTTATTGACGCAACGAGGAACCGCTTCTAATGCGCCGCAAAATTGTAACCACGCTTGGTCCCGGCGGCTGGGAACTCTACGGCAAACGCTTTGCTGACTCCTTCGAAAAGTATTGGCCCGCCGACATCCCCCTAGAAATCTGGTGCCACCACCTTGACGCCCCGCCCTCGCACCCCCGCGCGCAATTTTATTGCTTAGACAGCCTGCCAAGTTTTCAGAAAATTACTTCGATGCTAGGCCCCGACGCCAAGGACGGCCCCTCGCTAGGCTACGCTTTCAAGGCCGTCGCACTCGCCAACGCCGTGTCACCAGAACTTGATTGGCTCGCATTCATCGACGCTGACACCGAAACGATGCGGCCTGTTGACGACGAACTTCTTGACCGCCTCTTCGACGAGCGGTGCGACCTGACGTATCTGTGGCGCAAAGGCATTGCCGAATCCGAAGGCTCGTGGTTCGCGTTCAACGTCAAGACCAAAGAAGGTGCGGGCCTGCTCGCAGACTACTACGGCCTATACGCATCTGGCCAAGCCTACAAACTCAAGAAGCCGCACGACAACGCCGTCCTCGATCACATCTCAATGATCCACCAAGCCCACGGTCTCCGCGTTGGCAACTTGAGCAACGGCGCACTTGGCCTTGACGCCTTCCACCAGTCGCCGCTGGGCGCCTACATGCTGCACTACAAAGGCCCCAACAAAGACACAATCGCCAATCCTGGCATCGGCGTGCCGTCCCGCTACGAAACCCTGTGCAAGGTCGCAGTCCACGCCTACCAACAGACCGGCCGCGCCGACCTCGTAGAAGTGGGCACATGGAATGGCAGCCGCGCCGTGCATCTTGCCGAATCGCTGTTCGCTGCCGGCGCTACCCGCGTCTCTTATACTGGCTTCGACACCTTCGAATCTGGCAATGACCGTTTGCACGAAGGCGACACCAAGCCCGACGCTACACAAGAGTTTGTGCGTTGCCGCCTCGACAACTACAAGACTTTGTGTTCCCGGCAGGGCCGCACCTTTGACTACACCTTGATCCAAGGCAACACCCTTACTACACTACCAGCACTTGCCGACGATCTAAAGGCTGCCACGTTCGCATATATCGACGGCGGGCATTCTTACGAAACGACGCTCAGCGATTACAACTGCCTGAAGCACGTCCCCTACATTGTCTTCGATGACCTGATTGCAGAGCCAGAAGAAGGCGCGCCAGAAGGCCCGCGCGAAGTCATGCGTAAGCACGCCACAGGCCAGAAGACAATCTGGAATTCGGGCGACTACTACGCTGGCCTCAAGCAAACCATCTGTTTCGGCCTCGTCACAGCGCCCGGCTTCAAGCCTTACGAACTGAAGCAAGCCTTGCAAGTGAAGCCTGTAGACTCCGTTGACAAGTCCTACCAAGCAGACTACATTGCACAAAATGCCAAAGCCCTGACCGAGTGGCTGCCCACCTATCAGGCGCACAACCGGAGCGCAATTCTAGTATCTGCCGGCCCCACGCTGCCACAACATCTTGACGAAATTCGCGCGAAGCAGGCGGCTGGTGGCGTCGTATTTGCTGTGAAGCACGCCCTGCCGGCCCTTGCATCCGGTGGCATCACGCCTGACTACATTGTAATCCTCGACCCGCGCCCGGCCGACGGCCAATCCACGCACGGTATCATGCGCCGCGACTTGTTCGCAAGCGTGCAGCCCGGCGACAAAGTCCTCTTTGCAACCATGACGCATCCATCCGTCCGCGAACTGCTTGAAGCCAAGCAGGCCCGGCTCATCGGCTGGCACGCCCTGACCGACGCGCTTAAGGCCGTCAACGCAAACGACATCACCAGCGGCTTGCGCGTAGGCGGCGGCACCTGCTCTGCTACCCGAATGCCAACCCTCGCTTTCGTCATGGGTTTCCGGCGCCTAGACTTCTATGGCTTCGACTTCTTCTACCCAAGCGACACAACACAAGACACCATCAAGCAGCAACTCATGACCGTCGAACTGGGCAAGCCTTCCAAGAAGTTCTTGACGACGGGCGAACTCGTAGCAGCAATGCAAGACCTGGGCGTCTGGGCCAAGTGGATGGTTGACAACAACTTAGACATTCAGTTCTTTGGCGACGGCGCCGGCCCGCACATTTGGTCCAGTGTAGCACCCAACTACAAGCCGCCCCTTGAATATCCAAACTAGATTTTCTAGCAATTCTGTGCTATGCTAGACCGCATGGCCAAGCGTCCGAAATTTAATTTCAAAGCCGAACATAAGAATCCTTCCGGTGGTTTGTCGGAGGCTGGGCGTCGCGCATACAACCGTGCGACCGGCGCCAATCTAAAGCCTCCGCAGCCGGAAGGTGGCTCTCGCCGCGACTCTTTCTGTGCGCGCTCTGCCGGCCAAATGAAGATGTGGCCCAAGGCTGCTAAAGATCCTAACAGCCGCCTACGCAAAGCCCGGCGCGCCTGGAATTGCAAGTAACACAGGAACACAAGCATGAAACAAAAGATGCAAAAGCCAAAAAAATTTCAAGCCGGGGGTATTGCTTCTTTGCCGGCTCTGCGTGGTGTGCGGGCACGTCCGTCGCGTATGCAGTCTGGCGCTAATCAGTATAACTTTGACCCCAATGAAGATCCGACCATAGAGGCTATTCAGCGTATTGTGTCTGGTCAACCACCAAAGAATAGTTTTCAACGTGATATCGCTTCAAGTCTTGGTGTTCGCTACAAATCTGGTGGTATTATTAAAAACAAAACTAATAAAGTAAAGAAAAAATAACATGCCCCTAAAGTCTGGTAAGTCCAACAAAGTTATTTCACAAAACATTCGCACTGAGATGGCCGCCGGCCGCCCACAGAAACAAGCCATCGCTATTGCGCTCAGCAAGGCTGGCAAGTCCAAGAAGTCGAAAGGCAAATAACATGAAGCGCAAACCACCCATGAAGAAGTATCAAGAAGGCGGCCCCGTCAGCGGCACAACTTTCCGCGAACGCGAGGAAATCCGTAACCGCGAGCGTGACCGCGCATCCGCGCAGCGCGACTACGAATCTCGGCGCTCTGCCGGTGTAGCCGAACGCGCCCGCCAACGGCAGGCAGCAGCCGACGAAGACCGCCGTCAGCGCATGGAATCCGAGCGCGAAACGCGGCGCCAGCGCCTTGCTACTTCTCGCGCACAGGCTGACGTTGAACGCTTCAATCGCCCGCCCCGCGTCGTCCCTTATCAGGAGCGCCTGCCCGCAGCGCCGCCTGCCAGCGAATCCCCCAGCGGTCGCGCGGCTGCTCCCCAGCCAGCAGCAGGTGGTGGCGGTGCAGGCGGTGGTGGTGGTGGTGGCGGTCGTGCCACGGTTGCTGCTCCGGGCAGTTCGCCAATGCCTCGCGGCGGCGACGTAATTACGGGTGGTCGTGGCCTCGTGCCGCAGCGCGGCATCCCGCTGACTACTCCGCGTATGCCTAACATTGGCGCCGCTGCCGGTCTTACCGCTATGCTTGGCCCTGAAATTGCCTCGCGCACGAGCGACTATGTGGCTAGGCGGCAGGCCGATTCCGACGCTCTGTACAATGCCGCTGAACTGCGTCGTGCCGCATCCCGCGCCGAACCAATTCAGCAAGACCCTGAGAGCATGGATCTCGTCGCCAACACAGAAACGGCGGCTGCGGCTGCCCGTGAAGCCAGTTCGTTGCCAACGCCTCCGCGACCGCCGGCCAATCCGCCCCGCCGCCGCGCCGCCGCGCCGCGCCAGTCGGAATCCGACCGCCTCAACGATATCTCGCTGGCACTCATTCGCGGTCAGCGTCCAAGCGGTGAAGAAGCCACTAATTTTGCTAAGCGCATGGGCATCGAAGGCTACAAGAAAGGCGGCATGATTGGCAAGAAGCCTGTCAAGAAGGCAGCCGGCGGCACTGTGCCGAAGCCCAAGGTTCCTGGCCGCTCCGCTGGTCGCCCGGCCACTACCGTCAAGCCGATGGGCACACGCAGCATGGCCAAGGCCGCCGCACCAAAGAAGCCCGTAGCCATGCCCGCCTTCAAGAAGGGCGGCAAAGTAGCCATGAAGGGGAAGCGTAAGTAATATGGCACAAGCGCCACGCCGTCGCCGTAGGCCGGCACTTACTCCAGAAGATCGTCTAGATATGGAACGCCTGCGTGCGATGGAACGCGGCCTTGAAATGCGGGGTGGTGGGCGCAGCGGTGTCGATGAATATTGGCAGGCGCCCGTAAACAATTTGTCGCCAGGCATACCCGATTTAAGTGATCCCGGCTATAGCATACAGCGCCCCAATTCCTTCCGTCTGAAGAAGGGCGGCAAAGTTCCAGCAACTAAGAAGTATCAAAAAGGCGGCAAGGTCGCCATGAAGAAAGGTAGGAAGTGATGCCCATGATGCGCTCCAATATGAGCAAGCAGGTTAGCAGCGCGCCCTCTAAGAAGAAGCCGGCTGTCAAAATGCAGAAGGGCGGCATGGTCGCCTGCAAGGGCTGCCCCAACCCGGCCGCTTGCCGCAAGGCTGGCCGCTGCATGATGGCCCGTGGCTAAGCAACCAGAGTCTCGCGTTAACGAAGCCGGCAACTACACCAAGCCCACGCTTCGCAAACGCCTATTCGAAAGCATCAAGGCTGGCGGCAAAGGCGGCAAGCCGGGGCTCTGGTCCGCGAGGAAGGCGGGTATGCTAGCCAAAGAATATAAGGCTCGTGGCGGCGGTTATCGTGACTAATGTAGAAAAGCGTTGCACTAGGTGTGACACTGTTAAACCACTTTCCGAGTTTAGGGCTAGGGGCGGCACTCAAAAACATTTGCTAAAATCGTGGTGCAAAACTTGCCATTTTGCTGAACACAAAAACTGGTGCATAAAAAATCCTGATCGGATCAAAGAATATCGTGGGCGCGATCCGTGGTCACTTATTAAACGGTGCAGTAGACACGGTATTACACCAGAGCAATTTGCGGAAGCATATGAAAATCAAGATGGCAAATGTTTAATCTGTTGTGTGATAATTTCACAAATGGGTAGCGCGATAGACCATAACCACAATACCGGAGAATTTCGCGGAATACTTTGCAAGACATGCAACCGCGCGCTAGGTTTGTTTCGTGACAGTCCCGCCATTTTGCGTAGAGCAACAGACTATCTAGAGACAAGAGGACATTACGGGGATGGCTCTGAAGGCTCCGCAGAAATCACTAGTTAAATGGCATCGCGAAGACTGGCAAACAAAGTCTGGCAAGCCTTCAACGCAAGGCCCCGACGCCACCGGAGAACGCTACTTGCCAGCCGCCGCAATCCGTGCTATGAGTCCCGCAACATACGCTGCCAGTAGTGCGGCCAAACGCAAAGCCACTCGCGCCGGCAAGCAATTCAGCAAGCAGCCAGAAGCCGCTGCCAAAATCTCAAAACGCTTTCGATAGGAGTTTGTTATGCGTCTCGTAACAGTAAACGTCAGTACCACTGGCACCCGCGTCATCCCGCTCGACGTCCACCTTGGCGACGGCGTCGCTATCGGTATCGTGCCTGTTAGCGGTAGCCCGAATCCCACAATTCAGCACTCGTTCCAGAACCCACTGACGAATGACTGGACGGAAGCCGGCGCCTACTGGTTCAACCACGCCACGCTGGTCTCCGTCTCGGCAACCTCTGACGGCTACTACGCCTATGCGGTCCACGCTCTCCGCATCGTCAATGATGCGCCCGGCGACTTCGTGGTCTTTATTCAGCAGACCGGGCTGACCGTCTAATGTCATTCAGCGGCAGCGGCATCGGCGGCGGGGCATTCTATGGGGGCGCCTATTACGGCGCCGGCCTATCCACCCTCAAGCCGCCAGCCTAACCTTGCATTCTTGGCAGGCTTACTGACTCCACGTCAAAGTCGCCGGGCGCCGTGAAGTGCAGCAGATGCACACCGTTCCACCACAACTTGCGTGCCGCGCCCGCGAACTTGAACGGATCGCTAGGGTTCACAAAGCACCCACCAACCAGCGTCTTGATCTTGCTGCCATCCGCCCGCGTGCGTTCCGCAAAATCATACGTATGGCTGTGGCACGCGACTGCTGACATCATCTGGCTGCGTATCAAATTGGCAGCCGGGCGCTCCCCGCCAACAGGCCGACCCATCAGCCCGCTCACAAAGTAATGTGAGAAGGCCACCCCCTCCACAACCAGCGGTTGAAGAAACTCCACATAATTCACTTTGCTGGTTGGCCTATAAAACTTTAGCAGTTCCTTCACAGTCTTCGGAAACGGCGAAGTCCGCAGCCTGTTGTCAGAAGCCATCCACTTATTGTATCTGTTTTCGTGGTTGCCTTCCGTCATAAAATACTCGCAACCCCTGTTGCCGAAGCGTTTCAGGTAGGACTCCAGAATATCGAAAGCCTTGAGGCCCACCTGAAACTCGTCGTAGAAGTGCCGCTCATAATATTCTGGCGACCCCTCATCATATGAACACAGCGCCTCCATATCCCAAAGGTCGCCGCCCTGCACCACCGCATCCAATTTGATGCGCCGATCCACCAGCCACGCTGTCAGCGCATTGAACCGCTCTAAGCTGTCGCCAGCCTTGGCATGTACATCAGGCACATACAATATTGTCTGCGGCTTGAAAGTCATGCCACCTTCACCTTGAAGCGGACTGGCGGTGCATATGCCGTATATTCAGGAACTTCAAACTCTACTAGATACTGTTCAAAGGCTCCCTCTAAGTTGTAGTTATCGTCTAGGTGTCCTTGAATTTCATCCATGGTAGCATGGCCTGTGCTGCTGCCCCAGCCAGTCACATCGTAGTCACCTTCTTGATTGACTCGAACAAGAACTTGCAGCGTAATCATTTTGGCAGGCTTAGGCGTTGCCATTTGCGATTCCTTTGGTGTGTTGCCTTATGAAGGCATTAAGCATCCCCACTGTGGGCCGGTCATCCTGTAGCATACCTTGCGCTTCAGCATCAAGTAAAATCAGCAGGCACGCAGCCGCGTGCGCCAGATGCGGCAGGTGCGTTTCTTCATCCAAGTCCTGCCCGTCCCAATACGTCAGCAGATGCCGCAGCGCCGCATTAACATAGACGCTTGCCGTGATCTTGTCGTCGCGCCAATTCATGGGGCCATACTTCTCGGCCCCGCACGCCATCACCTGCCCAACGCGAAACATCCCGACCGGCGGCACATTCGTCAGGTTCGGTTTCGCCACACCATATTGCGTCTTCGGATTCCCGTCCGGAAATTTATTCATTGTCTAGGCCCAGCCTCTTTGTTTCTGCCATCAAGAACAGCAGACTAACTTCATTTGCGGTCGGCTCTGGCAAATGTATTGTCAGGCTATCTTCGGTGGGTGCATAGTCAATAGCGCCGCGCATATATCCAATTCGATACGCATATCGAACAGCATACATTGCTGCCGTAATCTGCTCACCCGCACTAAACATCTCTTTGGGTTCTTCGCTCATGAACAGAATTCCCTTGTCATCTTCCAGCAGTTGCACTTGTCACACATAATGTTAGGGTCTTTCGACCAGCAACCCAGACTATCTGTCTTGTAGGCTGCCGGCTCTGGCCCAAACTCTACAGGCTTCGACACCTTCAGCATTCGCTGCGCGTCGGCCCAGCCCTTCCACAAATTGCTGGCCGTAACGTAGCCATGCCAGAATCCAGCATCATAGGCCGCTGCCTCTTCGATAGTATAGGACTTATGCTCCTTCTTGTCAGACCCCGGTGCTGCCAAGTCCAGCCTCCCCGCGAATCGTCTTGGTTGCAAAGGCGCTGACTTCTTCAACTTGCAGTTGAGGCACGGGCATAACCAGCAGTTGCGCGATGCGGTTGCCCTTCGGATACACAAGCGGACTCATGTTGGGCCACGCATGATCGTCGGGCAGATACCCGAGAATCACTTTCAGTTCGCCTTGATAGTCTTCGTCGATGACGCCCGGCGCATTCAGTACGAACACGCGATCCTTGGCTGCCAGCCCGCTCCGTGAACACACTAGACCGACATGCCCAGGCGGCAACTGCACAGCCACGCCAGTCTTCGCTACAGTGACAGGCCGGTAGTGCTTCAGCACTACGTCCTCGACCGCATACAGATCGAAGCAGGCCGCGCCGTCCGTTGCCCTCTTAGGCAACACCGCTTCCGGGTCCAACTTCTTGAACTGTACTACAGCACCGCATGACATTCTTTGTAGGCTCCTATCTTGAGTTCCGTTTCAAGTTCATACAGCGAGACAGTCTTTTTGTGGCAGCCCCGCCTAGGATTCTTATAGACCTGCAAGTAACTTAGTTGCGCGCCCTGGTGAATTGCTTGCACGACTGGCCCATAAAATTTTAGTAACTTTTCACGGGCCGCGCGCACCCAAGTCAACTTGCACTCCACAATACATAGCCTGTTGTCTGGCAGCCATACAAGCGCATCGGGCTGGCAGATACCAGACGCCCCGCGCCCCGCGTTATAGTATAACCAAGGCCCGGCTTCTACCTTTTCGTACAGGCTTTTCAGCCTAGTGACAACTGCTTTCTCGAAGTTCAGGCCGGCTTGCTGCGCGGACGTGCGCTCACGCTTTTCGAACTCGGGAACTTTGTCCGCGTATTGTGCAACAAGCCGGCGCACTGTTACAGGTGTCGATTCAGAGACTTGTTCATCATGGCAATCACCAACGCAAAGTCGCTGACGTTTAGCCGCGATGTCATCAAATTGAAATCACCGTGGCCTTCAGCGCCAGGCTCCTTAGTCACTACGGCCAGAACAAAGTGCTGCAACTTATCCATGCTGTCGGCCAGAAAACTAATCGCGTTGGCCGCGCACTCTTCAAGTTCCCGCTGCGCCCCATCATCAACGTCAGGCTTCGGCGGGTCCACAGCAAACGGCTTAGTGAAACTAACGACGTTATCCGACACAATACTTCTCCTTAGCGTTCTTAACGTCTTGCACAATGTTAGTCCTGATGACCCAAATCTTCGTGCCGTTCGTAGGGTCGGTACCCTTCTCCAGCCACACATGCACCGAGTGCCCGCGCCTAGACCACCATGTCCTGATGTCTTGCATAAGCCTAAAGTTTGCGGCTCTATCACTTAGGTAGTCGTGCTTCACCTAACTTCCCTTCCACTTCTTCAGACCCTTTGGATTTGTTTCGGCGTCGTATTTATCCCACGAGTAGCCCGTCTCCAGGTCGTACGGGATAGTGATAGTCCGCCGCTTGCCATGAATATCTTCTACCTCAAATGGAATGGTAATGCAATCCAAAATTTCTGGCCACAACTTCTCTGCCATGTCTTCGCGCACCTGCCCAACAATTCCGTCATGCACATTAAGCATGATCTGCACAGGCGCACCAGGCTGTCCCTCATAGCGATGCCACAGATTGTATATACTTAGATTGGTCAGCATGCCAACAGTGGATTGTGGGCCATATGCTACCGCCTCGCGCAGCGTCGCGTTGTCCCAGCGCCTACCCCAGAACATACGCCGCACACCAAAAGGATTCTCTAACCAACCCTTCTCGGCAATCTGCTTGGCTATGTGCGAATGCCATCTGGCAATGCTAGGAAACTTCTTGTAGTAGATAGCCTGAAACTGCTCGGCACTCTCGTGGTCAATGCCAAGGCTCTTGGCCAAAGTAGTTGGCCCTACCATGTAGTTGCACGAGTGTGAGCCGACCTTAGCGAATTGCCTATAAGACTTGCCACGCTTGTATTCACGCTCGGCAAGATCGCGCTTAGGCTCGAAGCCAAACACCATGGAAGCCACCATAGTGTGCGCGTCTCCACCTTCACACGCCTTGATGTAGTTCTCGTCACCAGTCAGGTATGACACAAGCCGCGCCTCGGCGCCCTGCTGGTCAGCCTGAAACATAATGTAACCGGGGTCCGGCACAAACGCCCTGCGTGAAAGCGGATTAACATTCTGGCCGTTGCCGCCCAGCCGAAGCGGATGCTCCGACGACGACAACCTAAACGTGGACGTGCCCGCAATGTTGAATGCCGTATGAAATCTATTATCTGGGGACAACGTCTTCGTAAGGAACTCGATCTGCTTCTCCAGTTCACGCAGACGCAGAATCAGATTTGCAAACACGGCGCCGCGCGGATAGTCCTTCGCAATACGCTCCAAGACTTCACGATCCGCCGCAACCTTGACTTCGCCCTTCTTGCTTTTGGTCTGCTCTGGAATACCCAAGAACTGGTAGAACAGAACTTGCAACTGCGTGAACGACGCAGAATTGATAATGGTGCCGAACAGCCGCTCACAGATTGTGTCATAAGTGTGGCGCACCTTGGCAACCCGCGCCTGCAACCCGCTGACAATCTCGTCACGCTTCTGCATGTCGATGGCCACACCGCGCCGCATCATCGTCATGATCGGCCCAAGCATCAGTTCCGAATAGCGATACGTTGGCTTGGCCCAATCCGGTATCAGCCCGCCATCGAACAACTCCTTGAGCGCCATCGTCTGCAAGTTGTCAGTGGAGTTATAAATGATATCCTGATTTTCAGGCGTTGGCGTAAAGTCCGTTATGATCTTCATGCTGCCTTCTCCGCAACATAGGATATTGCTGCAAACGGCACGCATAGCAGCAACCACCACAACGAATGTGGCATCAAACCAACAATAATTCCGATGCCAAGAATATCTATACAGTTGAAACGCCTACGACTAAAGAACCTAAGCATCTGCTTATTCCTTTCCAAGCATTTCGTTTCGCAGCCTAGACAAGATGTGCAAGTTCAGCGGCGGGCCTTCGTAGTTCTGTATGAATTCACGGACGCGCGAAGGCTGTATGTCAGCGGCCAAACAGACCGCCTCGAAATCCTGCGCGGTCACGCCAGCCTCCGCGAATATCCAGTCCCGCGCCCGCTTTCTGTCGGCCTGCACCTGTAATGCCGGCGCCTCCGCAGTCGCATCAATAAGTGACTGAATGATCACGGAACTCCACAAACGCCGCATCCTTGCTTCATCGTCTATCTCAGGCAATCATATTGCTCCCACCTTGTTGAAGTCCTTGAGCGCCTTAGTTCGAAGATGCTTCCACGCCCGCGTTGGAATGTGCATCGAGGCCAGGAAGCCAAGCGACTTTTCCATCTCTGGTTGCCAGGCATGATGCCGAAGCATCGTATCGAAGATGTGTCCTCGCGGGCGTATACCGTATTTGTCAAGGTAAGTCAAGTCGAAAGCCGCATTATGGAAGCCCCACGAAAGACTTGTGTTGACTGCCATCTTATGTAGCCACACGAAGATAGCCAGTTCGTCTTGCTCAGACCACGCTGACTTGTGATCCCGCGTCTCTAGTTGCACATACAAGCAGACCTTCGACGTAGGTGCCAGCCCGAACTCCGTAATGCGGCACGCCTTATTAGTCTCCACGTCGAACACAATCTCATCACGAATGTGCTGCGCCTGAAAGTCATACAAGTCCTGCACGCACTCGGGCACATAGATAGCGCGCTCGGCATCCTCATATCGCTGGCACGCCTTACGCATAGCAGACAGAACGACCGGCCGCTCCGACCAATTCAGCCGGGCATAAATGTGCGGCGCATAAGTCGGCACCACCTGCAACCCCTCGACGAATGGCGAGTCAATATGCGTGCCCCTGTAAGTGTCGATCTTGGTCTCGCCTGTCAGGCAGAACATAGCGTGCTGCCCCATCGTCAACACAATGTCGTAACCTTTTAGTGCGGCCCACAACTTCTGCCGGTCATCTTCTGCCAACTGCTTCAGTGGACCATACGGCTTATTGCTCACAAACAGCGTACCCCAATCCCTGAAGTGCGCTCGATGCGCCGTCAGTATCTTGGCCGGCTTGAAGCCCGCTGTCTTCAACAACTCCTGCGTCGTATCATATTCCCACTTCGACAACGGATTGCCGTCCATCGCATCCACCGACGGACAATCCACCACCAGCGCCGCTTTCAGTTCAGCCATCCTGTTCCTCCATCACTTCGTTTCATGACACTTTGGCTTCGTTGTAAACACAGCAATGGGCGCGCCGTCTCTGCCCCACCATGCACGGGCAGCGTGCAGAACCTCATCTGTGAGCGGGCGATGACAACCAGGCGCGTGCTTGCAGTCCTGCCAATAGTCACAGAATGTCATGTCACGAAAGCAAATCATTCATCATCCTTCGGCTTGATGAACTGGCTGGGAAGCACAAGTGCTTCTCCGTAATAACCAAGCACCATGTTGATGTGTGCCAGATCAGTCAGATAACTAAGCACATCTTCCCAAATATATGCTGATCCTTCGTCAAGCAAGTCTCCCCGATCTTGTAATGTCTTGATCAGCAATTCACAGATTGTCTCAGCCTGCTCCTTGAGACCAACCTTTGTGATGCTATCGACGAGTTCGCCGGGCAGATACACCACCCCATCTTCTTCAGTCTGCATAGAACGTATGTCCTCCTATCTCTGCAACTTCGAATAGCCCGCGCCACCACCTGTCTGCTTGCACACGGCGCGCCCTGAAATACAGAACGCCCGGCTCACGTCCTTGGTTCTGACGCACAGCAATCCTAGCAACTTCGCGCGCCTGCTGCCAAGCGGCATTTTTGCCGACCTTCACATGACGCCTATGGGTGCAGGCCCAAGCAAACTGGCAGGCACCTTGCAGCCGTTGCTGCACCACAGCGCAGGCCGTATTTGGAAACCGCTCATCACGCACCCTGTTCAGCACCACATGCGCCACTTCCAGTTGCCCCTCGATAGGCTCGCCGCGTGCTTCCCAATACACAGCCTGCGTCAGACAATCCATCTGTCGGGGCGGCAACTCCCGCGCCTGCACGCCCTGCGATATGGCCGCAAAGATAAGCAGCCACAACCAGACAACAATCGTCAGCAGAAAGAAAAGCATCGCCAAATTCACGGCAACTTCAGTTATCTTTTCGAGCAGCCTCATCTGTTGGTTGTTCCTTCTCAGCATCTGCGAGCGCATCCAGTGCCCGCTTCAAGACCTCATGTTCCGGCGTCGTATGCGTCGCCTTCGGCTCAATGACCACCCCGCAAACAAAACGGGGACCAGTTACCCAGCCCCCGCTCCCTTTCGCTAATGGTTGACGAAACTCAGGCCGCCTTCATGCGGTTGTTGAAGAACCAGTCCTTGGAGTAGTAGCCCTTCACTTCCAGATACGGAATGTCCAGCACCTTGCCGTTACGATCCTCGGTAAGATGCGTCACGTTGACAACCGCCTCGGCGCCCGGCAGAATGTCCAGGGCATCCGTAAACGTCTGGCCCACAGTCTCGGGTGCGATCCGCGACAGCGTGCGCCGAACAATGTCGATGCTCTTTTCGCTGACCCAGATCGTATTGCGGAGACGGCAACGCGCCAGATCGACGCCTTCCATATCTGCATCATCGAGATTTTCCTGCATCGTGAACTGAAGTTCGATGCCCTCGGTCCCCGAGTTCGCCTTGACCTTCCGCGCCTGCCGCACAGTAACCAGATAATGACCTTCTGGCGCCTGACGGAACGGGGGCTTGTCGGACTCGGTGTTCTCGATGACGCTATCAAACAGAGACATTGTGTATCCTCATTAGGGTTGTGTTGGTTACATCCAACGAGCGGACCATACTCCGGGGCAGCCCGCCCGTCAACAAAAATCTTTGCCCCGGCAATCTCAATTTTTAGACAAGCACCAGGCTAACAGGATGCCCTTGCTCATCGAAGCATACCAATCGCCGCGCGCCTGCCTTCATTAGCAACTCGTGGCAATGCTCGCATGGATACGAACAGCGCCAATCGTTCTTCTTGCCAAGCCTAGCGACCGCAACAGTCTGCCCCACAGTGCATTCCACCTGCGTTGCACACCGCGACACCAAACTTTCTTCGGCATGTACCAGCCGACTGTTGTAGCCCACCGCCGTAGAACTAGAGGCCCCGACCCGGAACCGCTGGTCACTTTGTGCTGCCGCAGCCAGCGCCTTATTCAGAAGCACAGTATCCTCTGGTGTCGGCACGAACTTGGGCCTGGCTGCCAGCGCCTTGTTCAGTTTTGTGAAGACCACTTGAGCAGATCCTCGTAGCCGCCGATGTGCTGCGTGCCCCGCCATATCTGCGGCACCGTATCTAGGCCCATAGACTCAAGCAGCGCCGCCAACGTCGGGTTCACCTCCAGATATTCGTATTCCAACTTGGCATTCTTGAGCAGCGCCTCGGCCTTGACACACCACTTGCATCCTTCGTGGCGCCCGATGACAGTGAACTTCATGCCTTCACTCCCTTCACGAATTCGCGGGCTTCCCATATCAGCGACCCCTCATGAATGTGCCTCTCATAATCAGGATTGTCCGCCTTCATACGCGACAGCACCACATGCAGCAAGCCCTTGCAAAGCATCCGCGCCCTGTGAATTTCCAGTTCCAGCGCCTCGAACCTATCAAGCATGTCGTCGTTGCTCATGCTCCCACCAGCCTGTCAAACATTGATGCCAGATCGAAAGGCTCGGTCGCCTTGATGACTGCCGGATTGCTGGTCCGCAGCGCCTCGTATGCCGTGGCCGCAGTCCTGAACACCCTGTTGCCCGAACGATCCACTTCAAGGCGCCAGATATCAGAGAAGTATGTGGGCATACGCTTCGACATCTTCTCACCAATGGCGACCGGAATATCCTTTGGCTTGCTGATGAACTTGCCCTGGTCGTCCTTCTCGCCAGTCTGCATGACGTGCGTCAGCATAACAACCGAGGCACCAATCTTGTTGCTGGTCAGGTAGTCCAGCACAGCAGCATAGTAGTTGCCGGCGATCCTGTATTGCGTCGGCGCGTGCTTGTTCGCCTCGGGGTCAGCCTTGGCCGCCATGAAAAGCAACTCACCAAGGAACGTTCCGCTATCAATAACGATCACGTCCTTTGCCGTCAGTTTGCTGGAAGGTCCGAGGTCTTCGGTCTCAGTCTTCCAATGCTCAAGCATCTGGCAGAACTTACGCATCTCTTTCAGCGCGGCCTGCGCTGCGTCGCCCCGCCCACCGGCAAACAAATTCGTATCGGTAATCTTAGCAACTGCGAACGTATTTATAAATATGTCCGCATGCCCTGGCTTAAGAAATGATCCTATAACACGGGCGTTAGCATCCAGATCAAAAAATATAATACGATACCCTGCATTAGCTAGCTGAGAAATAGCGCCAGTCTTTCCGGCGGCGGGTTCGCCATAAATTAAAACGCGCGGGGGCATCTTCTCAGCATTAAACTTAGCCATCACAATTCTCCTTTCATGTATGCTATCAGGCGCTCAAAAAACGCAATGTCATGTGAGCCCTTAATAGCGTTGACTTCTCTTGAGATTACTCTAACGTTACCTTTTACATATCCTTTTGCGTTGTCGAGCCTATCCAGTGAGTATGACTTCCTAGAGTCAGGCCCTTGCACAGATACTTGCAAGACTACCCCAGATACAGGGCACGTTTTTGGCAACTGTATGTCGGCAGCAACCAAGTTAAACTCTAAGCCGTTTTTCTTTGCTCTATGTTTTGCTGCGCGAAGCATTCTACCTTTTACAAACTTTTCTATTTCATTAGACGTATCTTCTATTTCGCCCCGCTGAATTGCTTGCAATCTAGCGATACGCCTATGATAACTTTTACGATTTTCTTCATTAACTTTGTCTGCGCCTATGTTTTTACGGCGCCGAGCAAAGGCTTCTCGACGGTAATCTTTCGTAAGATACCTAGAACCGTCGGCCCTAAAGTTTCGTTTGGGGTTTGCCACCAACAACTCCTTATAGTTGTTTCTGGTAAAATCATAGCAAACCCCGGAACGAAATTCAAGGTAAATCAAAGCGCATTGAACATTCCTTTCACAACGTTGTCACTGTCAGACTTCGCTTTGTTGCGGGGATCGTTGGCCCACTGAGGACACCATTGCGCCACCGCGCAATACGATTCGCACCTAGTTGCCACGCCCGGCCGATACTGCACCGACGCACCCACCAGCCGTTCCCTAGCAATGTATGCCTCGGCTTCCTCCTTACTGTCAAGCAGGCGCACGGCAGTCTTACGACCGCGCTGCATGACTGCCCACTTACTGGCCCGCGCCCATATTTCTTCGTCGCTACAGCCCGGCAAATCCTTTTGCTTGTGCAGGTCCAGCCGGCTCCGAACGAAAGCCTCGGTAACTTCAAGGGGCCAGATAGGAATCTCAAGGCGCACAACTTGGGCCTGCGGATAGTCTTGATCCCGTTCCGCCTCGCGCTTAGACCAGTCCCGCAGGATCGCAATGATCGCCATGGAATTGATCGTCACGCCCCGCTCACGATGCAGCATCCACCTATAAATATTGGTTTGCTGCACCCATTCTTCAGGCAACTTGCCACCCGTCAACTTATAGACGGTCGTCACCTTGAAGTCGCACAGTTCTGCCGTGCTGATAGTCACATGGTCGAACGTGCCCTTTAGTTTGGTGCCTTCGAACTCCGTAACCAACGTTACTTCGGTCAGCGTATCTTCTGGGTCCGCCGCCCGCTCAATGATAGTATGCACCGCCTGCCCAAGCAGCGACCAAATCCGATCGCTCACATCTTCCACAATCTGCTCGGCATACTGGTTCCGCAGCCGCACCATGTGGGGCGGGCTAAGAATTTCCGTGACGCTGAAGTCCGCGCCCGACTTAGTATAGGAATCGTTGCTGACCGCCCGGACCATAGCCTCGGGCAGCCGCATCCTGTTGGTCAGCATAACCATCTCAGCCCTCCATGTAGGCGCGGTCCCGCACCTCTTCGAGTTCTTCACGCACGCGGGCCTCGGCCTCAGTTTCAGACCGCCACCGCTGCACATAAATAACTGGATCGCAATCTTCGTTAATAGCCACGGCAATGCCGGAGTAGCCGAGGCCCTTGTAGAAAGCAAGTTGCTTCATCACATCATTGATGCTGCCACTATCAAAGATGTCAGTTATATCAACTGCTTCGTCCAGAATGCGCCGTGTCATATCGGTTGCTCCATCAGGTTGCCTACAGGCTTTGACTTCTTGGCCTTCGCTTTGCTCGCAGTTGCATTAGCCTTCTTGATCTTGGCTGTCAACTCTGCAATCTCAGCGTCATCCTGCCGTGCTTTGCGTTGCCGTGCCACAATCTTTTGCAGCCGCGCAATCGTATCCTCGATTGCCTCCTGCGTATAGTCCTCCGCATCCCGGCTAAAGACTTGTGCGTCAGGCAGTTTACTTAAAGCAGAAACAGCAGGGACAGCAGCAGTAGCAGCATCGTTGCCGGCGACATCATCTTTATTAGGCACTCTTTTCCTCGCTTGTTACTTGGTCAATCAATTCTTTTAGACGGTCGGCGCCCACACTGTCAACTAGGGCACGCACCTTACGCAGCGTTGCCTTATCAGTTCGCTTTGCTGCACCAGCAGCCCGCGCCTCTGCCGTAAGATTACCTGCGCCGCGCCGCACCTTGACACCCTGCAAGGCTAGAATTGCACTGACATGCGCCGGCTTGATTCCAAAATGATTGGCGACATCAGGGATCTTTACGTCGTTTGCCAGGTAGAACTTCACAATTTCGTTGGCGTTGCTAAGGCTCATTGCTTTTCTCCATGATAAAGGGGGCAGCCATTATGACCGCCCCCACACTATGCCTCTGCGTCTAACAGTTATTACTCAGCGTCAACACCGTCGGCATAGCCATGATAGTAGTCGGCTGTCATATCATTCTTAGACGGGTGCCCACGCACCGCATCATCGTAGCCCATTTCGTAGTCGGAGTACTCTGGATCGTCGCTGCTCGTATCCACAAAGACTTGGCCGGTCAGCGTATCGGCGGCACCCTCGATCTCATACATAACTTGATAGCGGCAGGTCCGCAACTTTTGGTTCTGATAGTCAGACGGCACGCTAACAACGTCGGCTGGATTGATCTTCACGGCAACCATCTTGTCACCAGCCGACATGAAGTTCTTAGCATAGTTGTAGGCCGCAGCATGGAAGCCGTAACTGCAAGTCACATTGCGATCATCGTTGACGTTGCGGCGCGGCATCTCAAGGATTGCGCCAGGGTTGTTATCAAACTTGCCGCTGTGCTTGTCCTTGAAGTCAGAACGCACGGCCTTGTATGCAAGGAAGCAACCATCCTCAGTGATGGGAAGATTGGCCGCTTCCAGAAACAGATACAGTTCGTTGCGGCTAGTCATCGATGGGTTGTCCATCAGGTTCTCAAGGAACTTGCAGTAATGTTGGAACGGCAGACCGCCCCGCATGAAGTCAAGCATACGCTGCGTCAGGCAGTTATGCAGCGGCTCCCCGTCAAAGAGAACGCCGGCATCGGTAATCTGCACGCGGCCTGCCGCCACCTTGGTAACAAAGGCAGGGACATCCGCAAGTTCGACAGCCCTATCGAAGTCGTTGTCAGCGATAGCCTGCTGCACATCCTTGAAGTTGATGTGGCTGTCGTCAATGGTGATGGCCGCGCGGGCCGGCGGAAACAGAGTGATGCTGCTGGACTTTGCGATGAACGGAATCATTTGGCTTCTCCTGTGTGTGTGTGTGTTAGCGGTTCAGGTAGTCGGCAATGTCGCTCAGACTAAGGTCGTTGATATTGAACGTATGCTTTAGAAGCGGGTGCTTGAGATTATAGTCGGCCCACTCCTGATACAAGCCTTTGGCTTCGGCTTCGGCCTTACGCGCAACCTTTTGCTGCTCCTCGCTGTAATGCTCGCAGTGGCCGTGAGGATACGCCTTGCTGTAAGTCTTTGCAACCCACTTTTTAGCGAGCCTTTCCACAATATTAGAGAGGGCTTTGTCTTTAACATAACCCTGCAAAACCTCAAGTCTTTGGGAGGTATGCTTAGACCAACTATCACCAAGCATAGTCCGCAGAGTAGCCTCATAGTGATCGTTGTATATCAAGGTAAGCGGGATCTGCTCAATGAGTTTGCCACTCAGTTTGATCCAGCCATACTTAGCAAAGGCTTCTTGCATAGACTTGCTGACAAACTTCTTACCCGTGAAGCCAACAATGGCTTGCGTAGAATCAACAACTCCCAACTTAATGTAGCGGGACAACTTGCCGCTATGAAAAGAATCTGCCGGCTCACCTTCAAAGAAGTTGATGCAGTATCCGCCAGTTGTCAGATCAATGTCGGCGATAGTGCGGGACCATTCGTTCTTTGTCGGGTTGTAGATGTAACCCTTTGTAACAGCCCCGCGCTTCGTGTTGCTGGCAATCTTGGGCGGATCGGCCAGATCAGAAATCTTTTGAAGCGGTGGCAAACCCTTCTTCAAAAAGAATGCGGCTGCTTCATCAAACGGAATGCCGGACAGAATGTAAAGAGAACAACTACAGTTGCGCTCATTACCATACGTGTCCTTCCAGGTTGGCTTGATGCTTTCAATTGCATACTGCGCCTTCCTATATGACTTAGCCGTAACGTTGTCATCCCAGAACCAACGCTCATAATAGCCCAGCGTGGATGCATGGTTGGACCATTCCCGCCCTTCCGTCAAGGTCACATCCCAAGTCTTACGATGAGCAGCCTTCTTGCGCCACGAAATCGTTGCCTCTGCGCTGAAATCTTTACGCAAGTCGAAGTCAACACGCCGCGTAACTGGCAACCCATTCCAATACAAAGTTTTTGACGCGCCTGACACTTGCTTGATGACACCAGAAATTGAGGCATTGCTTCTAGGCTGGGTGTCACCATAAACCAGTTGGCGGGCATCCCAAAGTGTCGGCGCCGACGCAACAACCTTTTCAGCCTCAGTCACAACCTGCTGCACAACGTTTGCCAGCCGGGTAGTAATAGCGGCACAAGTCTCCGGGTCATAGGACAAAGCCTCGCGCGATGGGCTGATATTAAGTTCACCAACCCCGAACACAAGGACCAGACCAAGGCTGGCAAATGCCTGAATAAGTTTGGCATCAAGCCCGACAATAGCCGTGAAGTTGAGGCTATAGGGCACACCACCCATCAGGACTACCGGATAAGTCGTATAGCCGCTGATAGCCCAAGACGGATAGCCGTCTATCATAATGGTGGACTTGGCCAGCAGATACTTCTCTGCTAGCGCATAGTCAACGGACTTGATGCCTGCCGGCTGGACTGGCCACCACTTGAAAAGATTGGCGGCCTCAATGTCCCACTGCGACAGCGTCTTTGTATTGACAGCCACGCGGACTTCAACACCATCGGGCTGATCGCTAGGACCAGTCGCAATGTGATTGATATTCGGCACACTGTTCTTCTTGTAGCACACATATGAACGCTCGATGCCACGCTGCCAAACAGTAACAGTGAACTGGTCGGCCACGGCAAAAGGACTTTTAGAACCAAGCCCAAAGCCACCAATCAGATCGTTGCTGGCATCCTTTGTGGACCGAAAGTAAGTCGTATAAAGGGCCAGCACATCCTCATGGCTCATGCCTGGACCGTAGTCCCGCACTGCAAAGTAAGGCGCCAACAAAGTTGGCATCGTAATTTTGATGTCACTGATGGGCTTGCCCACCATCTTGTGAGCATCGACCGCATTGCAAGTAATCTCGCGGATTACAGCAAGCACCTTGTTCTGATACAGATTGCTGCTCAGAATCTCAAAAGCCTTGGGTGACGCCGCAATGCTGAACGCATTACCAGCACCGAGGCCGCCGCTCTGTATGGTCTCGTTGATCTGCGTCATAAGCATGTTACTTGCTCCCCTTGCGAGCAGTCACAACCTTATGCACCCAATCATGGGCGCTGCGGAAATTGTCGGCCACATGCACAAGCACCCAGCCTTTAGCGCGCCAGCCTTGCGTCTGTTGCAGCCACTTACGATTTGCTTCCGGGTCCGCATCCAAATACTCATCGGGATACCAGCAATAATCCCACACGGCATAGGAGCCGTCAATACGCTTGCTGATATCGTAGCCGTGAAAGTTAATGGACTTAGACATCGTGGTTGTCTCCAAGAAACACACTGGTAGGATCATTGCGGAGGCGACCCTTCGCCTTCAACGCAACAATGCAGGGACCATCCCCAAGGAAACGCAGATCATCCGCATCTCCATCAACAACTTTATGACCAAGCCACACGGCAGGCGGCTTATTAAGAAACGGCACGGCCACAGACATGCCATTATCCAAAGCCTGCTCGCAGTCTCCAAAGTTATAGCCGCTGAACGAGAACGTCAGATGATAGTTGGCAGGAATGTTCTTGCGATTACACAACTTTGTGTAATCATAGAACTGAATATCGGGCCACTTGTCAATGACGCCCAGCAGTTCCCACCTAATATCTGACGTGCCATTTAGCCGGATGACAGGAATATATCCGGCAGCAATAGCAGCAGCCACAAAAATTCTTATGTCCTCAAGCAGCAGCGCAATAAATTCTTCACGCTGCTCATAGAACATAAGCGTCCGCTTGATGCGCGCCTGCTGCACCTTAGACGTGGCGCCGCGCCCAGCAAAAAACAAGCAGCCTTCGGCACACTCTTGCGTATGCCCAGCGCAAGTATTGTAGAGGCCGGAAGTCCAGGCCGGCGCCAAATGCAGGATGGCCGTCATGTAACCTTTGGTCATACCCTTCTGAACTTTTGGGTTACATATAGTCAGGAGCCGCAGTCTGTGTGCGCCTCTAAGACCGACCGAACCAACCATTCTAGGTGACCCCTGTAATCTTCGAAATACTGGTTCTGCCACTCGATCATATCACTTCTACATGGCTGGTCTCCATTGATAGTTGTGTCCTCCGTAAAGACTACGGACACGATTGTCGGATACATCACATCGCACACATGTATCGGAAACCATTCAGTCACGACGCTGCCTTCAACGTCGTAATCTATGCCATCGTATCCGAATACACGCATGGATACCGGGAAAGTATCCCTATACATTTGGCGTGTCCAGCAGCCCTGACTTGTCAAGTTCTGCCACAAGTTGCATCAACTCATGGTGCAAACGCTCCACCTCCTGCAACATTTCTGGCTTCCATTCCTCCGGACACTTGTTAAAAGTATCCGCAATCTGCTCTGCCATGGCCAAACATTCCTCCGCCAACTTGATAATCCATGCAACAACTTGCTGTTGCGCGTCGTCATCTTCGCTGCCCCACAAAGGCACATCCAGATATGGCTCAGGCATCTGTGTTCTCCTGTGTTGGCCACCAATACGGCGCGGCCGGATCATCTGTCCATTTAAATTGGACGTAGTAATCCGGCATCTTGCGTAGCAGATTGCTGCGATGTGAAGAATGCAATCTGTTGTCTCCAAGCCACCAAGGATATCCTTTGGCGCGGCGCGGCGGGACTGGCAAGACTATCGTATTCTTGTAGCCCCGCTGCGTCCACTCATTGATGCAGGCTGTGACGTAGGCATACAACTCACGCTCATGCCCACGCCACATTTTGGTAGCCGGATGATTGCTCCAACCATCCGAAATACCAAGCAGGGTCCGCAAAATCTGATAGCCTTCGACCCTCTGTTTACCGAGGCGCAGGCGGTCAAGAACCTGCGCGCTCTTTTTGTAATCTGCGTGTGGCAGAAACGTTTGCACTAGACACGCATCTCCTGCACGAGATCGTACTGCGACATAACCGCCTTGCCCTTCATCTGCTGATTGAAAATGAACTTATCAGCGATCTTGCGAACCTCATTGACCTTGAGGCTCGGCCCATAGATACGCTCCCGTTCGATGGTGTTGCCAAAACGGGTTGTCTCAAAATATGTCACTACCCAGCACTTCATGGCACTTACCTCCACCGCTCAATGAAAAAGCCTTCAGGACGCACATGCGTCTTGAACAACTTGGTGCCCCGATACGCCCTGTTGGTGGCGTAAATGCGCTGCCTGAAGTTAGCAACTTCATTGCGCTTGGGCACATCCGGCAGACAAACCACGCTGCCCACCTTCATACGCAGCAGAATGGGAGGAATATCCCATGAATACAACTTGCGCGAAGGGGTCTTGATCTGTGCTTTCAGCATAATAGCCTCCACGAAGGATTGCTGAAATGAAGATAGGGCCAATCCCTACCTTCGCGTCAGCAAGGGGCTGAGCAATAAAGCCCAACCCCAAGCAAAGACTAAAAGTTCAGGCCGGTAGCATCCTGCGGGCCAGCATCTCGATACGGGCGGCACTGAAACGTAACCTGATCGGACCCGAGATAAGACTGCAAAGCAAGCATGAAGCGCCGCATGTTTCCAAGATCATCGAAAATCATACCGTTTTCGACGGCTTCCTTGGCTTCATACAGGCCCCAACTGGTCAACGAGCGCACCTGCCTGATTGCGTCGATGCGCCGGATTGCCACAATGATCAGCAGGATCTTGTCCATATGATTGCTCCTATTGCTAATAGACCGCTGGCAACTATTACCAACGTTCATGGTAGCAAGGGACTAAGCATTTACGCGAAGTCCCAAGCAATCATTTGCCTTTGTTTTGATCTGTTATTGCGCAGATTATTGTCTGCGTAAAGATATCACTTACGGCAACTGGTAACTGCCAGTCGCACACGGCTGCTTTCCAACAAAGTTGGTAGCACACTCTTCCCAAAACTAAATTTTGGGGCTTGCACCGCGCTGATATCTACAGTTCGGCTTATGTGATTTTATAATCACTGGGTTCGTTGAACCGGCCGACCCCGCAACCATGCCGCCCCAGCCCGGCGCCGTCAACCGGCGAATTGTAACGAAGTGTAACTTCACGATTCGCTGCCGGAACGTCGGCCAAGCCGCTGAAATCGCTGGATTTCCGGGGTCGGAACGTTCCGCCCCTGGTCGCCAAATACTTTGTGCGCCCGCAATTAACACTTGATTTCCGCGCTACCCGATGCTACTATTTGCTACCCTGCCACAAGTGCAGGCTTTTTATACATGCGTGGATTGCTAAATAACTCGCCCGGATTTCATATCCATAGTGCGGCAACTAACAATTTGCAAATACTTGTGTGCGTGTTTTTAAGGGCGGCGGGGCGGTAAGCCGCTGGAATCGCTCGATTTTCCGCCGAGGCTTGACACCCCGGTCGATCCCTGCCAGCGTGCCGCCGTGGCCGGGACATTCCGGTAGCAAAAGAATCCGAAAGGATTTTACTATGAGCAATTCAGGCACCTCTTTCGGGCGTCATGCAAAGCGCGGCGACCCTCGTGTCATTGCGTCTTTTGAAGGCTGGCACCATGCTTTATGGGGCGCACCGCCGGCCCTATTTTGGGTCGATCATCCCAACCGAATACTGGCGGCAGCCTACCATAATGGCCGCTTGCTGGCCTTAGAGGCCAAGACACTAGGAATACAAGTTCCCGGCTGGAATTCCCCTAACGAAATTCCGCCGCGCATCAAAGCCTTGCGGACAGCCCTAGCAATTAGGGCAGTCGAAGAAGATAAGCCTACGGCAACAATGCTTTCGGGCTTTATGACAGAGCGGCGCCCGGCCCATCTTATTGAAGCCGACTTACGCAATGATTTAATTGCCAAGGGTCTCGGCGCACTAGCCCAAGAACCAAAGCACGAAGTCTACTAAAAAACTACTGCCGCCTGCTAGTGGGGGAGTAACATCCCCCGCGCGAGCATTCTCACCTTGCTCACCAACCCTCACCAAAAGCCTAGCAAAATCAACGCTTTGCAAAAGGTGACTTTGGTGAGCGTCCTCCTTCCTTATAAGGAAAGAAGGCGTATAGTATATAGAAGTTACGGCGAACGCGCTCACCTCACTCACCACGCTCACCCAAATATTTTTGCAACGTAATTGCCTGATCTGAATGGATTTGCGGCAGCGTGAAGGTTTTTAGCGCGCGGCGCCACGGGATGCAAGAATTTTTGGGCGCGGAATTTCTGTCCACAGTCGTAACAGGCAGGCGCGCCCGCGTTCTGTCGCGCACCTCATGTGCCCGCGTTTTATTTATTTGGCGTGTGCGCGCGTTCTTTTTAGCGCGGCCGGGTAGGCGCTTGCGCTCGCGTGGGCGCGCGTGGGCGCGTGTGCGCGTGTGCGCGGGCGGGCGCGTGGGCGTGGGCGCGTGGGCGCGTGGGCGCGTGGGCGCGGGCGGGCTTTTGGGCGCGCGGGACTAGGACTAGGCGGCGCGGAATAGGGCAGCATGGTTGACCTATCGGCGGCCGGGGGCGGGGGCTAAGCCGTTGAAATCGTTGGATTTTCGGCTGTTACAATTCGTCTACTTGCGGCCGGCCGGGGTTTCGGGCCTGATCCTCCCATCGACGTCACGGGACGCCGAGACGGGACCAAGGGTTCCGGGTTCTTTGAAAAGACGGAACGATTCCATGTCTATCAAGAAGCACGAATATACCACTGCCAATGGTGTGAAGCATGTGGTTGTGACGCTGGCCGATCTGGCCAAGGCGGCGGGGCTCGACCCCGAAACAATCAAGGCGTGCTTTAGGGCCGGGGCCGGGACCGAACTGGCGGGCCAGTTTATTGTTTCCTTGGAACGAGAAGCCCCCGTGAAGGTTACCAAGGCAACTAAAAGCGGGGGGCCGGCTTACATCTATGCCGATGGCCCGAACGGCGCGAAGTATCGGTGGCGCGAAGGCATGACTGACTGGGAGGCGGTGCCGATGCCGCCGCCGCTGCCGGGGGGCGAGGTGGTGCCACCCCCTATTCCGCAGGGTGCCGAGAAGGTGCCGGGCAAGATCACTGGCCGGCGTGGCAAGTAAGGGGAGCGTTACCTTGTGAGGGGGCTTCGGCCCCCGCCTTTTCTTGGAAAGGAACGGATATGGAACGGATTGTTTCGGCCAATACTTACAATGCTTGTTTGGCCATTGGCCAAACGCGCGGCGGCAAGGAAATCCGGCGCGGGCTTTACTTGGTCCCGACGCTTGCGGGCTGGATTGGATTACGTTGCGTGGCGGACTACGGGGAGGACAGCCCGCCCGAACACTACAGCGCTATCAAGGCGCAAACCATTCAAGACATCCTAGACTGGATGGACTAATAAGGGGGCTGAAGCCCCCTTACTTTTTTGCCTATGGATAGGAAGATTTTCCTACGTCAAGGCCGCCTTGCAGGAATATTTCCCCAACGACTGCCCGTTTCGGCCTGGATTTCCAGGAATATTTGCCTACATCTTATTACGCTTCCGGACCAATTTCGTGCAACTGCGAATCATTCGCATCTCCGGCGCGGGGGTAGGGGTCGGGGGCCTGGCAAAAATCGGGCGGGTGGCGTCAGGGTCAGGAATGGCGCGGCTGAATTGCGCGCAATTTTTAGACCCAACTTGTTGAAAGCCCCACTACAACAATTTCGGCCCGGCGTCAGGCTTAAAGAACTCGCCGCGCGGCCCACAGTTTCCCCGCTCCTCTCGTTGGTGAGCACAAGTCAACATTTGCAACTGCCAGCCAGTGACCGGATTAAACACTTTTTTATTGATCTCGGGATTTCTGCACCTCAGTTGGTCTGCATACGTATGCTGCCAAAAGCAATCCACACAAAGACCCTTAACTCCAGGCGGCAAATCACGCTCCAATTCAAAGTCCTCCTTTACACGTCTGCGGGGCACCATAGCAGGTTGCCGGCGCGGGCGCAAGCACTGCCGGCAGACATTCGGGGCGGGGTCTTTACACGTATGCGGAGGGTGTCTCAAAAAAGAGACTCGGCCCATTTACCGAGCAGGCGCAGTTCTTTAAGGGTTGCATCGTTCTTCAACCTGTTTGCGCGCCAAGAAATAATCTGCACGTTGTCTTTGGTGTAGCCGCGAGCATTATTAATACGGTCTAAACTGGGTTTGTTATTTTTTATTTTATTTTTCTGGGCATTATCAGAAGTGTAGTCTAACGGAATGTTTAAAATGGGACACATTGTTGGTAGTGGAAATAGATGTTTTATCTCTAAAGAAAATTCCAACGACTTATTGCGGGCATTTGTTTTTGCCGCTTTAAGCAGGTTTTTAATGGTGTCCCATTGCCAAGGAAAGAAATGTTTCCTAAAGTTCTTTTCAAACTCACGTTTAAACTTGCTTTTGGCTTTCCATTGCGCGTGGCCAACAATGCCGCGCTCAGCACACAAACGCACAAACAACGCATCAAAAGTTTCTATTGGACCATAGAAATTATTTGGAATGGCTTCAAAGGTCATAGCTGCCTTTATGCGGGCATATCGCTTCTGCTGGTATTCGCGCCAGTACGCTTTGCGGTCTCTCATGTGAGGCAGAATAGCACAAGCAGCACATAAAATCAAGATCACAGGAAACTCACGACGCTCACCGACTCTCACTTAAAAACGCCGGTTTTCTGCGGGTTTGCAAAAGGTGAGTTTAGTGAGGGTCCATCTCTTATAAAGAAGAAAGAAAAGCATATATAGTATATAAAAGTATGGGCGCAGACGCTCACCAAACTCACCCCCCTTGATTTTCCTGGATTTTTTAAAATCCACGCTCACCGGACCCTCACCCCGTTTTTGCTAAGTGCTTGATTTTATTGGGTTTTGTTTCGCCGGGGAAGTTCACCTTCCTCACCCGGCGCTAACTTGTTATTAGGCGCACTTTAACAATTTGAAGCCGGGCTTCTGCGCTGCAACTACGGTCTGAAAAAAGCATGCACTTTTGGCAGCATAGCATGAGTGTGCATATGCTTTTCTAATCTAAGCATGCTTTTTGGCCAGCGTAGCAGTTATACCACGCCGACCAAAAAAATTCAAGCGCTTATTCTGGTATGGGCCTCCCAATCTTTTTTAGCTCTTCTGTTGCCCATTTTCCTACCATTACCAATTCTTCTAGGGTTGCATTTGATTTAATTCTATTAGCCTTTAATGACATTATACAAACATTGTCATTATCATACCCCCGTGTGTTATCTATTCGATCCACGCTATAAGAATTATCGTCTGCATTTACAGTATGAAATTGCAAAGGTATTTTTAATACGGGACAAATTTCGGGTAGAGCAAAATACGCTGGGTTAAGGTTAAAAGATATTTTACGATTTTTGGCTTGATGTTTTACTCTAGCAAAAAGTTTTGCTAGTTGATTAGATAAGTAAATTTCCTTATATATTTCTGGGTGGGTTTTTGCTATCTCTTCAACTGATTTTTGATGCCGCTCAGCATCAGTTGTTTCTTTTTTCATAGAAAACTCCTATATAAAAAATTTTGCCTAAAAATATATTACTATGTGTCAAGCGAAAAGTCAAGTGCCTTTTCGGGCGCTCGCGCGGCGCCTAAGTTTTTCCCCACCATTCAGTCAGTAATCCCTTGAAGGCCGCACGCGCGTCGCGTATATTCCACTTCCCAGCACGGAGGGCTTATATGGAAGTCGCCTACTTAGATCACATGGGTTCCGACCTTTCGGTCGTGAATGCCGCCCGCGTATCCTTCGGTAAACGTAAAGAAGTCTTTGATGGCAGAGATGCGCGGCTTATCAAGTACCT